ATGACGCTGGACGCCCGCGGCTGGACGTCTTTGGCGTCGGGATCGGGTCATATGGTTGACCATGACTGGATGAGCAGTGAGCAGCCAGGCTGGACCGATCGTTCAATTCATCCGGATACCAGCGCCAACTATGCTAATGAATACGATTTGAACGTGAAAGGTTGGTTATTGCAGGGCGATAACTACAAGGCGGGCGTAACAGCGGGCTATCAGGAAACCCGTTTTAGCTGGACGGCAAGAGGCGGGTCTTATATTTATGATAATGGTCGGTATATTGGTAACTTTCCTCATGGCGTGCGCGGCATAGGTTATAGCCAGCGTTTCGAAATGCCCTATATCGGGCTGGCGGGTGATTATCGTATTAATGACTTTGAGTGTAATGTACTGTTTAAATACAGCGACTGGGTAAATGCGCATGATAATGACGAACACTACATGCGCAAACTTACCTTCCGTGAAAAAACGGAAAATTCACGATATTATGGCGCTTCTATTGACGCCGGATATTATATTACCAGTAATGCAAAAATCTTTGCTGAGTTTGCTTACAGTAAATATGAAGAAGGTAAGGGCGGTACGCAAATCATAGATAAAACCAGCGGTGATACGGCGTATTTTGGTGGCGATGCCGCAGGTATAGCTAATAATAACTATACGGTTACCGCGGGGTTGCAGTATCGCTTCTAGACCACATCGGGATGTCATCGGTCATAACCGGCCGATGACGACTTTTTGCTGAACGTGTGGCATGTCCGGTGATATTGCATAGGGGCAATAAAAGCAACATGAAAGGGGAACCGCTCGAAAGACTATGCAGCAAGAAGAGAATGTCCTGGGTATCAATGGTGTCCCCTGCAGACATCTAATGGATTCGATAAGTGCAGGGGATTTATGGGGAATTTCTGATGTGAAGAAAATTGTGCCCGTTGTTATGCCCGCAAATGGCGTTCACGATGCATTTTCAACTGGGGGAAGAGCGTGGTTTTTCCACTTGAGATAATCGGCATAAAGCCAGCGCGATGATCTGCCGTACTTGATCGGAGGAGGGAGGTTTCCCTTCTGGATTTGTTTATAGAAGTACCGGTCAGTGAAACCAGCATCTCCCATCATAAACTTCATGTCAATGAGTGAGTCGTCTCGGAGTTCTCGCATAGGTTTGGTCTCGCGTTTGGAAATCGAACCTGGAAGCCAGGCAAAAAGAACCCGGCACTGTGGCCGGGCAAATGGGGGATAACGTGGCAGTGCATTCGCACCCAATAGCCAGCTCATAACTGGCTATCAGTTGCGTCAGTCGTAGCTTCCATACCACCAACCGTCATCCGACTCGGTAATAAAAATCTTCTGAGGGCCAAGAATTTTAAATACCTCCTTTGACGCGGAAAACTGTCCTGTCCCTTTATGTACTGACAGGCCAGAATCATCAGCTCTGACCCGAATTTTTTTTGAATGCTCATCAATTTGAAAGTCGACGCGATGACCGCCAAACGGGCAGGATTTATTAAATCTTCCATTAGCTGATCCTGACTTGGAAATTCTGAACACTACGTTTGGCTGCTCGGCCTCTCTGCCGAGCGCTTTAATGGCGAATTCTCGAACGGATACAAAAGCCATACTCTCTCCTCATGCCACGCGCTGCATTGCACGTAGCGATTTAATGTGTTCGCTAGTTTCAAGTTCGGCACGAATACGTCTCGCCTCGTGAAAGTCGAGATATTCGAAATCTTGGTTAAAGCGGTCGATTGAAGCGGTGTTGACCCGGCCTTGTCGCCAGTAGCGGACTATCTGTGATGTGACTGAGTGGATGATGACGAGCCAGTTATGCTGGTCAGCGTATATCTGGCCCCGTTGAATTAGCTGGAACATTGGCAGTCTCCATGTAAGCACCAATGAAAGCGGCTGCCGCCTGTGCGTTTATAGCGTTACCGTAACCCTTAAGTCGGCCTGTGCGGTTGCGGCCTGCCATTGCTCGTAATGAGGACTTGCCGTGTCCCAGGCTTTTGGCAAACCTTGCAACCAGCGGGAATGTGCCGGATTCAACTGGACGCCATTGCCCATCTCGACAAAAGAGCCAGTCCGCATCTCGCCAAAAACCGTTAACCTCAAGGGGCCTGCTGTGTAAGCCTGCCTCGGCAACTGATCCAGTCGTTCTTTCCCATCCCGCTGCGCTGTCATTCCTGATGTGTCTTTCCAGTCGCGAGTTGTTGGCGTAACCCATCCCGCCAACGCCGCTGCCCACCCGATTTTGTTCGGAGTTGCTCGACCATCCCCGCTCATTTGCACGGTCGTCGCGTTGGTGATATTGCTCACCTGCGGAGTTGGCCAGTCCGACAGCCGCGCCGCTCCGGAGACATGTTGCAAGCCCCGCTTCGTTTCTGGCTGCGGGTTCGTATTCGCTACTGGCGTGGGCCACCCAGTAAGCTCGCTCTCTAATGTGCGGCGCACCGATGCCCGCTGACGTAAACGGCACAAGCCCGAAGGCGTATCCCATTCCTTCCAGGTCTGCTTGTACAAGGTCGAACCATACATTTGCGTTACCTGCTGCAACCTGTTCGCCAAAGACGTGCTGAGGTCTGCACTCGCTGATGAGGTGGAAGAAAGCGGGCCATAAGTGCCGCTCGTCAGCAAACCCATCGCCTTTGCCTGCCGCGCTGAAAGGCTGGCACGGACAGGAGCCTGTCCAGACTGGCTTATCGTCAGGCCATCCTGCGAGGCGGAGGGAATGTGACCAGACGCCAATTCCGGCGAAAAAGTGGCACTGCGTGAATCCTCGCAGGTCGTCAGGTGTGACATCTTCAATACTCCTTTCATCAACTTCGCCCGGTGCGATATGACCGCCGGCGATCAGGTTCCGCAGCCATTGCGCTGCATACGAATCAATCTCGTTGTAATAGGCTGCCATCACCCACCTCGCTGCTTATTCCGCAATTCCTGCTCACCCTGGCAGCTAACGCACATCGTGCATCCCGGATACGCTTTCCGGCGCTCGTTACTGAGTAGATCCCCGCATTCCTCACAGTGCGTTGCTGATACTGCTGAGTGGTTGAGTCTGTGAGCCTGAATAGCATGGTCGCGCATCATCTCTTCGAGAGCGCTGGCCTGATCGATGATTTCTGATGTCATGATTTATACCTTCTTCCTAGCGTATTTCTTTGTAAGTAATCTTCCCGCAATGATCACAGCGACTAACAAAAAGGAAGGTTATTAAATAAGGTTCTATCGATGATTCTGTTCTGTAATATTGTTTTTTTGTCTGCTGGATAACATTCCAATGATGAAGCCCAAATAAGCACTTCATGCTATTTTTTCCGCTCATAATCAGTGCTCCATGAACTGTCGGTTAATTCGGTTGAAGGTGAACGCGAGAAAATAAAAAGGCCGACATAGCGACCTTGTGATTCGTTTGGTTAGCGTCATGCTGCCTCCCGTCGAGCGAGAAGTTTCGCTCCGAAAGTCATTAGCTCGTCCCGCTCCACAGTTGCGAAGTGGCAGTGTGTGCGCGGGTACGGATGCCAGATGATGAGCATACTTCCCTTGTTATTGCCGCTGACTGGCTTACCGGTGACCGGGTTGATAAATGCCAGCCGCCCGGCGGTGATGAAGCGAACCTCGCTGGCGGTCTGGATAGCTTCCTTGAACCAGCCAACCGAAGTGTCTGCCGGAACAAGCATCACCGTACCGATCTGATTTCTGCTCTCGGCGGCCGCCTTTTTCACGAAAGGTGTGATGTCGCTGTAAGGTGGATTTAGCCAGACGTAGCCAGGTACATTCAGATAATCAGCCCAGGATGTTTCCAGCGTGTTCTACTCGGCGGTGATGAACTTCCGGCACAGCGTGTTGTGCGGCGCTGCTGCTGCGTCAAGTTGAAAGCAGAATTCAGCATCCAGTGCTGCGAACAGTGCCGGTGGTGTACGCCACAAATCACGCTGATCTGCTGGCGTGTTACTTCCGGTGTAATCAGTCATGCTTCCTCCCGTTCAGGATTTCTCACATCCCACCTGTTGCGCTCAATATTCACAGCCAGCCGCTTATCTCCGACCTCTTCGATACTCCGACCGGTAATCTCTGCTACTTCTGCGTTGGTGTAGCGCATGAGCGCTGATAGTTCTTCTATGCTCCAGACTTTCATCAGTCGCTCCTTACTTGTCCGTAACGACCGCGATACTTACGCATACGGTCATCAACGTAATCAGGTTCTACAGGTCCAACTACCACCCATCCCGGCCTGAATGACGCTTCTAAGTTGGCGTACCAGACTTCCTTTTCGTGCAACTCCAGAAGCCTGTCTTCCATGGTCGGCTTCTGGAAATCGTCATTAGCGATAGCTGAAAAGCAACGAGCCAGCACCTCTTCTTTAGTGCCGGATCGCTTTGGTGGGCGCAGATATCCCGCCCCGGTGAGAGGTGCCGACATTTGATGCTCCTGATTAAATGGCGTGGATAGCGTGACGAGGGAAGGGAAGAGTTACCGGTGCCTCGTCCGGATAGATTGGTTTGTTATGTTTATGCCATTCGACATGACAGGATTTGCATAGCCACATCACATCGGTAGGCTTACCGTAGTCGCAGTGGTGAGCCTGAGGTTTACATTCGGATCCGCAGCACTCGCACCGTGATGGTCGAGTTAGCTTCCCATCGCGCAAAAAATTGCCCACGATTATGTGGGCTTTTCTTTTCCATGGGTTGCGCTTAATAAACCGCTTTTTGGCTGCGTTACATCGTTCTCTACCGCGATCTGAGGATTGATAATCCCTCCTGGCCGATACTCGATGTGGCAATCCCGCGCGCTCTTTGTCGTACTCAGCAAGGCAAACACGGCATGCGGCAGTTAATCCATCATTGGATGCTCTTCTTATTTGAAAGTCCCTTTCTTCCTTCTGCTGATTGCATCTGGAACAGGTCTTCATGCTTACTCCTAAAAAGGAATGTCTGAGTCATCAAAGTTCATCGGCGGTTCGCTGTGTTGGGGCGCTGATTGCTGATGTTTCCGCGGCTGCTTACTGGCTGCTTGCTGTTTGCTGTCACCAGTGCCGCCTAGCATCTGCATCACGCCATTAATGCCAACGTGGACTTCCGTGGTGTAGCGGTCTTGGCCTGACTGGTCTTGCCATTTCCGAGTGCGTAGCATCCCTTCGAAGTAAACCTGATCGCCTTTTTTGACATACTGACTTACTACCTCAGCAAGCTTTCCGACAACCGCTACGCGATGCCATTCAGTTAGCTCCTTCTGTTCGCCAGTCTGTTTATCTCGCCACTGCTCTGATGTAGCGACTGTCAGGTTAGCGAACGCCGTCCCTGATGGTGAATAACGAACCTCCGGGTCTTGTCCGACCCGGCCTAAGATGATCACCTTATTTACGCCTCTACTAGCCATTTATGCCGCCTGTTTTAGTTCGTTAACTCTGATGTTCATTACCTGAACGCATTTTGTCTGCGCATCATCGTGACCAGCCAATAATTGCCAGTCATGCTGATATCTCTCAATTAGCTTTTGCTTGTCAGTTTCTGTTGCTGCATAATCGCTGAAGTCTTTCAGGATTTGTTCGCAGTCAACCGATGGAGATTTCTGGTTGGTATTTTCTGGTGATGGTTGATTGCATGATGCTGGCATGGCCCAGTCCGGCAGCGATGGAGGGAGCCAGTAAAATCCTGTTCCATCCTTCAGTTTGGCCCTGTGCCACCCATGCTTTTTATCGAGAGATGTTTGTGCGAAACCTTCCTCAAGGTTATACAGATACCGACCGATTCCCCACTGAACGGCAGCACGCTTCATTGCACCTGAACGACCACCTTTGACGGCTTCTACCTGCGTGTTTTCAGCAGCATCCCATTTGGTTACCCATTCGGAATCAATCCTGATTGATATGCCGCATTCAACGCCGCCGTTGTTGGGAATATCGCGGTATTCATTGCGCCATCCTGCTTTGCCGCAAACATCGTCCAGGCGTTTCATGATTGCCCTGTTCGTGACATAAGCCAGCGCCATAGCCCATACTTTGCCATCGCGTGTTTTACCACTTTGCTGTATTCGCCATTCGATATCTTCAGCTGCGAACGGCTCATCTAACTGATCCAGATTCATGAGTAATACCCTGCAAATTCATCCCAGCTAATAACCGGATTCTGCCGTTCTGCGGCTAAGTTAATTTGCTGCTCCACTTCTTCCTCAATTTCAGGAGAACTGAGAGCAATAAATTCTTCATCATCAAAATCATGCAACATGACGCGCCTCCCATTCTTCGTCCTGCCACTTATCCCAACCAAGAGCTATTCCGGCAGCCCATGTATACGCATCAGACATTCCCTGTTTTGTATCCGGAAATACTTTCTCATATAGCTTGTTGAACTCCCTGTTTCCTTGCTGAACAAGAATTGTTCCATTAACAGGAGTAATGGTCATGGCGTGGCACTCCTGGCTGATTAAGAATTTCACCGAGACGTTTCCATCCGGCCCGTAATTTTCTGGTGATACGCTCTAAAAGTGATTCATTAAGGTGTGCGATACCCATGACGGCACCGCCCGCGATAGCAAATGTCATCGTGGGATTCTCCATTTTTATTTATTGGCATAGCGAAAACGCCTCGATATGAAGCGCTATTGATATACTGGTAAAAAAGCCGCCCTGACTGCGAGCGGCAAATAACATCAAGGGATGATTTTTCGATTAACCAGAACGAGTCGTCGTCCTCGTTTGGTTACGAGCGATATTGCTCGCAATGCGGAATCACAGAATCCGCATTAAGTGCATCACTCACACTCTACAAACTCACCATCTTTATCCAGTTGATACCATGTATTCGGCATAATACCGTTCTCGCCAACCTTGCTTGCTCGAATATGAATTAACTCGCCATCTTCATCTCGATAGCAAAGCACAATAGCTCCGCCTTCAGATGCCCTGGCTTTTCCTTCTATTCCGAGTGATGCCGCTACGGATTGCGATCCAGACACTTCCGCTGCTGACCGGTCGCCAGTGTTGGTTGCTGCTGACTGGTAGCCAGTGTTGGTTGCTGCTGACCGGTCGCCAGTGTTAGTTGCCGCTGACCAGTCGCCAGTGTTGGTTGCTGCTGATCGGTTACCAGTGTTGGTTGCTGCTGACCAGCTGCCACACATGATCTGCTGCTCAAGAGACTTATCTATCTTGCTCCAAATCCATTCGATACCACGTTGAATGAACTGAGGAAGCGTTAACTCATCCTTAATTGTGATACTGGAACTGGCTATTTTAGTGTCACCTCCTTCTTCACTGTCTGTAATACCAAAAGATATTGTTTCCGCATAGCGGCTTTCTGCCGGCGGATAATAACTGAAAACATCGAAAGGACATTCACAGGCGTGAAATCCAGAACCGCAAGCCTCTACTTTTCCATCGTGATGGAAGGTTTCACCGATTGCAAACTGAAAGCCACGGCACTTTAGGTCTTTATTAAATCCCTTGAATGTCACAATTTCTTTGGTCATGTTGTTATTCCTTAAATTTTGGCAATAAAAAAGGCCGCATTGCGACCTGATTAGATGAAATGTTTTATACTAAAAAAGTATTTGCAGACTATTTTTTAGGTTTAAGTTTTTCCATGCTTTCTGCTAAAGTTCCTATTCTCGACCTTATTGTTGGAGTATCCAGTCCTCTTTGAATATCAACGTTTAATGAAAGTAATTCTCTACTCCATCCGGCTATAGCATCATGGAACTGTCTTGCTCTATTGGCTTGTCTTTTTCTGCTGCTTTCAAGTTCTGTTAAAGTTTGTTTTGCTTCTATTTGTAATTTCCCTTTTCCTTCCTGTAGTGCATTTAGTGCGCACTGTCTCATTTCTGCTTTTATAAGAGGGTGTAGGTTTTCTGCTCCCAGGAAGATTACTTCATCAAGTGTTTTGAACAGAATTAAACAATCAGATTTTATTTTGGTGCGTGAATCTATACACTGAACTTCTACTGAAGGGACGCCACCATATTGTTTTACTCGCATGGCTGTGTAGCTGACTGTGCTCTTCAAGTTAATACTCCTGTAATTATCTCGCAGTTACATACTTTGCTCCTCTGTAACCAGCATTGTAGATCGCAACATCTGGTAAACACACGCCAGTTTCAGCAGGTTTGTGACCAAACTCATTTGCGTACACAATGGCTGCCCGCTCCAGATGGCGTCTGTATTCTTCCAGTTGCCAGAATGCATCTTTCGCCATGAACTGAAGTGATTTTGCGTCTTCAATACGCTTGGGCGTTTCATGTTTTCCTTTGGCCTGAATCTGGGCGCGGCTAAGGGTGGGGCGGTGTAATACTTCTGAGCTTGCCGTTACCGCATTCTGAAGCGCTGCACGGCGCTCACGACGACGACCTGCTGCTGAACCATTGAAAGCTGTTCTGCGCGTCATAGTGACCTCCTGATGAACTTTGGTGAAAGCGCCGGGACCTGTTTCAATTCCCGGATTTCAAGTCGCTTCTCAGTCCGGCCCGATTTATTACTAGGCCTAAGCTCCACGACACGCTTTCCCAAAGCTCACTTTGGTCGTTCCGGCTTTTCAGCCGCGTAGATTCATCACTGAATCGTTGTATTTTCACCGTCCTGGTGAGTAGTGCGTCCTGTTGATGGATTTAGTATACGTATAGTAAACATCAATGCAAATACATTTTGTATCCTATTCGAAGTTTGTTTACAATATGTTGATTTATAAAGTGATTTATTTTTATAAACCCTCTATGCCATACTGTTCTGAACAAAAATGAGCGAGGTATCAGTATGAAAAGCGAAGAGCTGGCGCAGTTGCGCTATCAGGAAATGTGCAGGATTGTGGGTGATGTCGTTTTTGCTATGGTTGCTGAGGGTCATGAGACCAAAAGAGTCGCTATAGCTGACGTGATAAGAACGGAGCTATCAAAGGGGCTGGATAAGTGGGATGTTGACCAGATTCAGGTTATGGAACTAGCGGTGAAGCTACTGGAAGAGTAGGTATCTGGGTGGTGACAAAGTGGCGGGCAAATGGATGAAATAGCGATGCGTTGGCATAATTATCAATGAGTTACGTTGACGGGCGAATGGTTGACGTAGGGATCGGCAGGAAAAGTAAACCCGGCGCGGTGGCCGGGTTACTTATGCAGCTAATTTTGGAAGCCATAAACTTCTGCTTTCGAATGGAAGAACTTGGCTTACGTCGTTGAACAGCAGTATCAGTTGCTGCATTTGCGAGCCGATAGATTCATTGTCAATAACTACGTATCGATTGTTAACAGCGTTGTTGGCCTGATAAAGATCCATCAGCTTTCCAAGCAATGAATATGCGCTGTTCCATGATCCACCTTCTTTAATGCTTGAGGTAAATATGTATTTGGGCATTGCGGTTTTAATGGTAACAGGTATGACAATATTGTGACCACTCATGCCACTGACTTCCTCTCGAAGGGACATTAAATTTGATAGTGAACTTTTTGAGATGAAATCAATCACTTCAGCTTCAAATCTTTTAGATTGGTTAGATGAATACCAATCGATGGACATAGCTGAAGCAAGAATACCAGCCCTAATAACATCTGATGTTACCTTTCCAAGCTCACCTTCATCATGAGCCCACTTAAGAATTTCGCCTCTTTCATTTAGCTCAGCGCCTTCTCGCGCGAGTGCCTGCCTGATCACATCAAGGCGACTTTGGTTAAGTGAAATTCCACGAGCCTCCATGTTCATAAGTGCGTCGCATCGATCAGTTACTTTGAAACTCCCATTAATATGCTGTACGAATGCGCCAACATGCTCCCCATCGTCACAATAGGGAAACGGACTGATTATTCTCAAGGACTCTTCACCTATGGGTAGGCATTCATAGCCGAGTCTGGAAATTATCGTTGAGCACATCATAGCAATGGAATTTGTCCCGAATCTTCTTGGGTCGGCAAAGGCAGTATTCCTTTGCATGTAACATTCAGTTTATAGCAGAAAAAGCGCCAGTGTCCTAACAAGTCATCCGGGGCTATCTTCTCGCGTATGATCAGACCTATTTCATACGGCAACGCTGATTCAAAGTAAAGGTGATAATGTGGGCCAAGAATGCTTTCAGCATAGTCAGGATGGCATACCCGGACTCTGTTAGTATGTCTATCATTTGGGTAAGAGTCCACACCAAAAATTCTTCGACCAAAGTAAAGCGCCACCATCTGAATTTTAGGGGAATCTCCGTATTCATCAGCTGGTCGCCACTGTAAAACAAACTTTAGGCCAGGCAAAGGTGAGCCATCCTCATAAGGTGTGATAGCCGTTTGTAACCACATCGGTGACCTGCCAGGTGGCGGCTTCTTACCCCATTTTATGCTGCTAACATCCACTATTTTCTTGGAGTTTATGACGCGATCAACATCCGACTGTAACAGAGGACTCTCGTTTTTCTTTGCCACTAGATATCCGTTTGCCTTTCTATGTTAGCCCATTGAATTAGTTAACAGAACCCAATCTTCTTGAATATCACCCAAACATCGCTTCAGTCCATCATCACCCGAATATCTCATCAGGCCACTGGCTGGCTACAACCTTACCTACAACCCTGCATTGTTCGTTACACGGCATTATTGGGAACTGAGGGTTTAGCGGTTGTAGGAATACTTGTCCGCTGTCTTTGATGAGCTTCTTAAAAGTGAACTCATCACCACATAACCTTGCAATGCAAAAATCGCCTGGGTCTACAGGATCTTCTGGGTCTACAAGAATCAGCATTCCTTCAGGAAAGCTTGGTCGTGATCCCGCTGGAGCCGTCATTGAGTGGCCTTCAACTTCAAGCCAGAAAGCTGCCTCACTGGCCTTTTTGGTTGTACTTACCCATCCCTCAGCATCTAGTTGAGTGAAGGTTCGAAATTCTGGTGTAAACATTCCAGCCTGAACATGAGAGAAGAATGGGTATTCAAATTGAGGTTTAACAGGCTTTTGTTCTGTTGACTCGCCAACGCTAAAGGTTCCGTCAGAGTTGAACCTCGCGTCTGTAACGCCAAGATATTGAAATATAGCTCCAATTTCTTGTATTGATGGGTTCCTTCTCCCGTTAAGCCAATGACTAACAGCACCTTTGGTTACACCAAGGTGTTCAGCAACTTTATCCTGACTCAATCCAAGCTGATCAATCCTTTGCTTCGCTATGTCATACCAGTTCATTTTCATCCTTAAATTATACAATTTGTATCAAACAAGAACAGTCACAACTCGTAAACTATGTATTGCGATATTGAATACGATGTGTATACTTATTGGTAAGGAGGAGCTTATGAATAATATTCGCAATTTTCGCGAGCGCTTCGGTTTAACGCAGGAAGATCTTGCGAAAGTACTCGGTTGTACGCGTGGTGCAGTTTGTCATTACGAGACAGGCAGAAGGGGAATGGATATCAATCTTTGTCGCGCTTTTATCAATGCGTTCAAAGAATACGGTTATGAACTAACCATAGACGATCTTTTTCCACCAAAGGCCGCGTAAGTAACACCACTCACAACGGACATTCGTCCTACGTCGCTGAAAAGCGAACTCCAGATAACAAATCAACCACAGGTTTATGCGCCAGTGCGCATAGCCACAACTAACTATTAACTACAGGAAATACTAAGTAATGGAACTCACAAATCACAGCAAAAAGATACGCGAAGTGGAAACAGAGCTTCGCGCCCGACTCGTATCAATGGGTCAGACAAATTTCGCAAAGATGGCGGGATGGTCTGATTCAAAAGTAAGCCGCCTGAACATTCAGGATATGGCGGTGACGTTCGTTCTTCTGGAGAAGGTATGGGAGACGAGCTTAATCAGAGAAGTGGCAAGGCAAGCAGTGGAAGCTGTTATGCCGAGAAATAAAAAACGCCCGGCGGCAACCGAGCGTTCTGACCAAATCCAGATGGATTTCTAAGGCATCAGGAGAGGTAATTATATGCGAAAAATCACCGAAATGCACAAAGAAGTTAAGCGTTCACGATTCCTTCAGTCCATTGACAAGAAAACATCTTTGCGATTTGCCGCAGTTGCCCGAACCGAGCTTCTGAAGGCGGAGGCCAGATCGCTTTTACCGTCTCTACCGGAAGAAAAAGGGTACACATTCATCCCAAACTTTTTTATTGAAAAGTTGCTCAGGGAAGACCTTTCCGTAGAGCAGTTTAACGATGTTCTGAAAATTTTTCGTCAAGGAAGGTAGCGATGAGCAATACAGCAAAAGTCTATGATTTCAGCGCTGCACACGGGCGCAGGAGTTCACGGATGGAAAACCAAAAGCAGGGGCATTTTTCCTTGTTCAGGAGTCTTCTGTCTAAGGAGTGGGCAAAGGATACAGCAAAACTTGCGATGTGGATTCGTCTCATTGGAGAGGCTTCCTACAAACATCGCACAGTAGAGTTTTCAGGAAGAGAATGGGATCTTATGCCTGGAGAACTGGTGACGACAGCGGCGATTATGGGAAGGAAATTACGCGATCAGGATGGTCATGAAAAAAGCCCTCAGGCAGTGACCAGGATGATTAATTTCTTTGTCAAAGAAGGGATGATCACCACTAAGGGAACTCGCTTTGGAACTGTGATATCAATCACAAATTATGGTCAATATCAGGAAATTTCACCCGATGAACCATGCGATAAACCATCCGATAACAACAAACCCAGCAATGGCGCGGCTTTGAAGCATTCACCCGATGAACCATGCGATAAACCATCCGATAACAACAAACCCAGCAATGGCGCGGCTTTGAAGCATTCACCCGATGAACCATGCGATAAACCATCCGATAACAACAAACCCAGCAATGGCGCGGCTTTGAAGCATTCACCCGATGAACCATGCGATAAACCATCCGATGAACAGAACAAGAAGGTAGTTAACAAGAAGGTAGTTAACAATAATAAAACCCCCCTACCCCCAATGGGGGTGGTGATGGGCAGGTTAAACCTGAACGTCGCAAGGCAGAACGCATCGACTACGAATCCTTCCTGAACGCCTACAACACCGAAGTTGGCGACAGACTTCCACACGCTGTTTCGGTCAACGAGAAACGGAAACGCCGCCTGAAGAAAATCATCCCGCAACTGAAAACGCCAAACGTGGACGGTTTCAGGGCGTATGTCAGGGCGTTTGTGCATCAGGCCAGGCCGTTTTACTTCGGAGACAACGACACAGGCTGGACGGCTGATTTTGATTACCTGCTGAGGGAAGATTCGTTAACGGGAGTCCGGGAAGGGAAGTTTGCAGACAGGGGGATTGTATGAGACAGGATATCGAAGCGAGCGTTATCGGTGGCTTGCTGATTGGTGGGTTAACACCAACCGCGAGTGACGTTCTGGCAACGCTGGAGCCTGAAGCATTCTCAATTCCGCTCTACCGGAAAGCTTTTGAAGTTATCCGAAAGCAGGCCAGAAACAGGAACCTGATTGATGGACTGATGGTAGCCGAGGAATGCGGGGATGAATACGCAACGGCGGTGATGATGACTGCGCGGTCATGTCCCAGCGCTGCAAACCTGAAAGGTTATGCCGGAATGGTTGCAGACAGTTATCAACGGCGTCAGGTTTTACAGCTACTGGATGAGATGCGGGAGCCAATCAGTAACGGCACGCTGGACGCATCAGGCAGAGCGATGGATGAGCTTGTAAAGCGCCTGTCATCCATCAGGAAGCCGCGTAACGAGGTTAAACCTGTAAGACTGGGGGAAATCATCAATGACTACACTGACACGCTTGACAGGCGTCTGAGGAACGGAGAAGAGTCGGATACCCTGAAGACCGGAATCGAAGAGCTTGACGCTATCACCGGAGGGATGAACGCAGAAGACCTTGTGATTATTGCTGCTCGTCCTGGTATGGGTAAAACCGAACTGGCGCTAAAGATAGCCGAAGGCGTGGCAAGCCGCGTCATTCCTGGTTCTGACGTCCGGCGCGGTGTGTTGATTTTCTCGATGGAAATGAGCGCCATTCAGGTTGTTGAGAGAGGGATTGCTGGCGCAGGAATGATGTCGGTGAGTGTGCTGCGTAACCCATCACGTATGGACGATGAGGGATGGGCGAGAGTTGCAAGCGGGATGAAGTTGCTGGCAGATCTGGATGTGTGGGTAGTTGACGCGTCACGTTTGTCTGTCGAAGAAATCAGGTCCATCGCCGAACGCCACAAGCAGGAGCACCCGAATCTGTCACTGATTATGGCTGACTATCTCGGGCTAATTGAGAAACCAAAAGCGGAACGTAATGACCTCGCAATTGCTCATATTTCCGGTAGCCTGAAAGCGATGGCGAAAGACCTGAAAACTCCAGTTATCTCATTAAGCCAGCTCTCCCGCGATGTTGAGAAGCGGCCAAACAAACGTCCGACAAACGCAGATTTGCGTGATTCAGGAAGCATTGAACAGGACGCAGATTCAATCATCATGCTCTATCGGGAAGCGGTATATGACGAGAACAGTAGCGCCGCGCCATTTGCTGAAATAATCGTGACAAAAAACCGTTTTGGCTCGCTTGGTACGGTTTACCAGCGGTTCTGCAACGGACACTTTGTTGCATGTGACCAGAACGAAGCCAGACAGATTTGCACAGCATCAAATGCACCTGCTGGACGCAGAAAGCGATATGCACAAGGGGCTGACGTATGACTATCTACATCACTGAGCTAATAACAGGCCTGCTGGTAATCGCAGGCCTTTTTATTTGGGGGAGAGGGATATGAACGAGAGCTACCGACAGTTTGAAGATTGGTGGTCAAAAGAAAAAGCCAGTTTACGGATGACGACGAATTAAAAATTTTTCTTGGGTTATATGGCGGGCATCACGCGCCGCTATCGAGATTGAGTTGCCAGTAAAAAATGATATCTCCGACGACGACTACCCCATTCCTGACCTGGTTGATTGGGATGATGGAAGAAACGCTGGAATTCAGGAATGCGCAGAAGCCATCCACGTCGCTGGAATCAAAGTGAAGGAGTGAGTATGAGACTGAAGCTACCAGGCTGGCACATCTCGATATCGTGGCAGCCTAAAGTAAAGTGGGGATATTTCTCGTTTTGGTATGATGGGCCAATTAGAGCATTCTGGATAGGCCACATCGCAATAGAATGGTGGTGGCGATGAAACAAACCATCTTCCTTCGAAGTAAGCAGCAACAGCAGTCAGCAATAAACGCCATCCTCGCAATACCCCTAGACGAAAAGTCACCACACGAAGTCCACATCAAAGAGCCCAAGAGAACCAAAGCGCAGAACGACCGTTTATGGCCGATGCTGCATGACGTGTCTCAACAGGTGCTATGGCATGGAAATCGTTACGACGAGGCGGACTGGAAAGACATCTTCACCGCGCTATGGCTGAAGACGAAAAAGCAGAATCAGAGAAGTGCTCCGGGCATTGATGGCGGAGTCGTTATGTTTGGTGTGCGTACCAGCAAAATGCGAAAGGCCAGCATGACAGAACTTATCGAAATCATGTTCTGGTTCGGCTCAGAGCGCAACGTGCGGTGGAGTGATGACTCCCGGCGAGAGTATGAATGGTCACAACGAAAAGGGAAGGCTGCATGACTATCAAATCAAATACGCCAGCACACGACAAGGACTGCTGGCAAACGCCGCTTTGGCTTTTTGATGCACTGGATATTGAGTTTGGATTCTGGCTGGATTCGGCAGCGAGCGACAAAAACACTCTGTGCGCTCACTGGCTAACTGAGGCCGACGACGCGCTCAATTCTGAGTGGTTAAGCCACGGTGCAATCTGGAATAACCCACCGTACAGCAATATCAGGCCGTGGGTGGAAAAAGCCGCTGAGCAGTGCATACAACAGCGACAGACGGTAGTGATGCTTGTGCCAGAGGATATGTCAGTCGGATGGTTCAGCAAGGCTCTGGAGAGTGTCGACGAAGTTCGCATTATCACTGATGGACGGATTAATTTTATCGAACCATCGACAGGGCTGGAGAAGAAGGGAAACAGCAAAGGCTCCATGCTGCTGATTTGGCGACCGTTCATCAGTCCTCGACGGATGTTTACTACCGTATCCAAAGCGACATTGATGGCGATCTGGCAGGGCGTCAGGAGGGCGGCATGAGGCGACAGCGACGAAGTATCACCGACATAATCTGCGAAAACTGCAAATACCTTCCAACGAAACGCTCAAGAAATAAACGCAAGCCAATCCCAAAAGAATCTGACGTAAAAACCTTCAACTACACGGCTCACCTGTGGGATATCCGGTGGCTTAGAGAACGCGCGAGGAAAACAAGGTGATTGACCCAAATCGAAGTTACGAACAAGAAAGCGTCGAGCGGGCTTTAACGTGCGCTAACTGCGGTCAGAAGCTGCATGTGCTGGAAGTTCACGTGTGCTCCGATTGCTGCGCAGAACTGATGAGCGATCCGAATAGCTCAATGTACGAGGAAGAAGACGATGGCTAAACCAGCGCGAAGACGATGTAACCGTAAAAGAGAAGATTTAACTGTTAAAAGGATATTTGAGTTACTAAGTTTCGATAAATCTACCGGGGTATTTAGATGGAAAGTTCCCACTCAGGGAAGGATAGCATTAAATAGTGTTGCTGGAACTTTTGATTCCAACGGTTATTCAATGATCATGATAGATGGGCGTAGATATAAAACTCACGTCTTAGTTTTTTACATAACTCATAATCGTTGGCCTGCTGGTCAAATTGACCACGTTAATGGAATTAGGACCGACAATAGGCCAGAAAATTTAAGAGAATGCCTGCCAATAGAAAATTCAAGAAATATAAGGATCCGAAAGAATAGCAAATCAGGTTGCAGAGGAGTTACTTGGCACAAACGACAGAAAAAATGGAATGTTAGGCTAGGTTTCCATGGCAAGAGTAAACACTTCGGATGCTTTGATGATCTGGAGTTAGCGGTACTAGTTGCTGAAGAAGCCCGAGATAAGTATTACGGTGATTTTTCCGGCAACGAAAGGAGCACTTATGCGAATCTATCGAAGGAAATGTAAATGTTGCAATGAATGGTTTATACCAAAATATCAAAATCAATATTGGTGTAATGAGATTTGTGGAACAAAGATAGCACTCGAACGACGAAGCAAAGAACGCGAAAAAGCGGAAAAAGCAGCAGAGAAGAAACGACGACGAGAGGAGCAGAGACAGAAAGATAAACTGAAGATTCGAAAACTCGCCTTAAAGCCCCGCAGTTACTGGATTAAACAAGCCCAACAAGCCGTAAACGCCTTCATCAGAGAAAGAGACCGCGACTTATCATGTATTTCGTGCGGAACGCTCACGTCTGCTCAGTGGGATGCCGGACATTACCGGACAACTGCTGCGGCACCTCAACTCCGATTTGATGAACGCAATATTCACAAGCAATGCGTGGTGTGCAACCAGCACAAAAGTGGAAATCTCGTTCCGTATCGCGTCGAGCTTATTAACCGTATCGGTCAGGCCGCGGTAGACGAAATCGAATCAAACCATAACCGCCATCGCTGGACTATCGAAGAATGCAAAGCGATTAAGGCGGAGTATCAGCAGAAGCTTAAATACCTGCGTGACAGCAGAAGTGAGGCAGCATGAGCAAAATCCAATACCCAATGACCACTGCGGCAATTTTCGATGATGTTGTCTATCCGCTGCATTTCGACAATGCCGGCAAGGTCAGGCAAGAAATGGAAGGCGCTGTTAACTGGTTCTGCAGGTGGCGCAACGAAGAGAAAGCCGCTGTGAAAGCGAGATTGTTGGTCAGTTGCTGGGGTCAATATCTGAGTCATGAGCAGGTTATCCGGGAGGCCGCATGACACACACTATCAAAACCATTCCAGACATGCTCATAGAGACATATGGAAACCAGACAGAAGTAGCACGGCGCTTATCGTGCCACCGCAACACAGTCAGGCGTTATCTGTACGACAAAGAAGCCAGGCATCACGCCATCGTTAACGGCGTTTTAATGATTCATCAGGGCGGGAGAGGTATCTATGACCGTAACCAGCATTAACCAGGCGAAACAGCAGCGTGAACGTGACGAAGCTGAATTGCGCAGCGTCAGAGAGATGACGGAGCAACACCAGAAGGCGATGGATTATCTGCATGAGCGAGAGCGTGAACTGGTGAACCGGCTTGGATTGAACAAGCCGTCGGGAGGCAATGCTGCATGAGTATACGAGAATTGAACCTCACTAAAGAGCAGCATGACTGGCTTAATGGGTGGCTTGAGCTATGGGGGGCATGGGTTTATTCAGGAAGACTCGAAAAACGCATGAGCAGCGTTATAGCGCAGTTTATGGAGAGGGTAGAACCATCAAGAGTGATGACAAGGCCAATGTGCAATGATGATGACGGAATGTTGATTTCTCAGGTCGTAGATTCCGTTATGCGCATCGACACAAAGGCCTTTGGCGTTCTGCTTAGCTATTACGCACATGGTTCCTCTAAGCGAGCAATTGCATCCTACTATCACGCGACTGCAAAGCCACGCAAGATGTGTGGACATGGTGGCGAGGGATGGAGAAAACCTTCACTGGCAACCTGTAGAAATGAAATTGACGACATCCTGAAAGCGTCATTATTTTTTTATACCAGCCAATGCAAAATGCTTTCAAAATGCGTAAACGTGTTGAGAAAGTTAAGCATGTTGTTGTTAAAAGTCTTGACATGTAATTATCCATTTAGCCATAATTAGAGGGTAAGCTGCCGTTAGTGACTCTTAAGTTGCAATGGTGGCTTTTTATTTGGGTCAGTCGTATAAAGGTCATTACGGAAGGCTGTTAACCTTCTTATCGTGGTTCGAGTCCACGCTGTCCCGCCAAACATGCTGGTTTAGCTCCAATGGTAGAGCAGTCGCCTTGTAAGCGAATGGGTAGCGGTTCAAGTCCGTTAACCAGCACCATAACTGAGCCGTAGCCACTGGCTATCCTGAACTAATCAGTGATAGTTATGCTGCGGCCTTCTACACATGACCTTCGCGAAAGCGGGTGGCAAGAGGTTGCGATAACAACCTCCTGCCGTTTTGCCCGTGCATATCGGTCACGAACAAATCTGATTACTAAACACAGTAGCCTGGATTTGTTCTATCAGTAATCGACCTTATTCCTAATTCAATAGAGCAAATCCCCTCAATAAAGGGGGTAGAGCATGTACCGTATGGACAAAATCAGAGAATGGTTCAGTTACAGCTTCGGAGGACTGACTGCGATGGGTGGCATTCTCTCCCTGAATGACTGGGCTGTAATCGTTGGTATTCTTTGTACTGTCGGCACATTTGGCGTCAACTGGTACTACAAACGCAAAGAGCGTGAGGACAGATTAAATGGCAATGTCACCGGCACTACGAAATAGCGTAATAGCGGCGATAAGTGGCGGGGCTATTGCTATAGCATCTGTGTTAATCACAGGTCAGAGTGGTAACGATGGTCTGGAAGGTGTCAGCTACATACCATACAAAGATATTGTTGGTGTATGGACTGTATGTCACGGACACACCGGAAAAGACATCATGCTCGGTAAAACGTATACCGAAGCAGAATGCAAAGCCCTCCTGAATAAAGACCTTGCCACGGTCGCCAGACAAATTAACCCGTACATTAAAGTCGATATACCGGAAACAACGCGCGGCGCTCTTTACTCGTTCGTCTACAACGTGGGTGCTGGCAATTTCAGAACATCGACGCTTCTTCGCAAAATAAACCAGGGCGATATCAAAGGCGCATGTGATCAGCTACGGCGCTGGACATACGCTGGCGGTAAGCAATGGAAAGGGCTGATGACTCGCCGTGAGATTGAGCGTGAAGTCTGTTTGTGGGGGCAGCAATGAGCATGATTTGCTTTTTCATGGCAGCGTTGCTCGCATTCAATGGCAACGATGCGTGGCCGTGGTTTCTGGCCGTTGGGGTGTTGATGTCATGAGTCGGTTAACCGCAATCATCTGCGCTGTGGTTATTTGCCTGCTGGTTTCAATGGGGTGGGCTGTTAATCATTACCGTGATAACGCCATCACCTACAAAGGCCAGCGCGATACCGCCACCCATAAATTGAAACTGGCGAACGAGACGATTGACGACATGCAGGGGCGCCAGCGTGACGTTGCTTCCCTCGATGCAAGATATACAAAGGAACTCGCTGATGCGAAAGCTGAAAATGATGCTCTTCGGCGCAAGCTTGATAATGGTGGTCGGGTGCTCGTCAAAGGAAAATGCCCTGTATCATCCTCAGCCGAAACCTCCAGCGCCTCCGGCATGGGCAATGATGCCACCGTCGAACTCTCTCCAGTTGCTGGACGAAACGTTCTCGGTATCCGGGACGGAATCATCAGTGACCAAACAGCACTGAGAACGCTTCAGGAGTACATCAGGGCGCAATGCCTTAAATAATTTCCCTCGCATAGAAATTTGACAAGTGACTTTCAGGAAAATGCCTCGCGATGCGGGGCGTTTTTGTATCGGTATTTCACCGCGCATCTCACGCGCATATCAACGAGAGCCTTTCAGTAAGCGAGCCTGAGAATTGCCGTTATAGGTGGCGACCTCTCTCGGGCGGCTTTTCTGTGAGACAGGCTCACTTTCTAAAAGGTAAAGACGCTATGAAAGCAATCACGCTTTTTAATACACCGATCCGTGTTGATGAATCAGGAATGATCTGCCTCACTGACATGTGGAAAGCTAGTGGTAAAAGTGAATCTGAATCGCCGTACCACTACCTGAGAAACAAGCAGACCAAAGAGTTCTTAGCCGAGCTGGAGAAAAACCACGAATCTGTGGTTTTTACGGAACGCGGTGTGCACGGTGGAACTTATGGCGGAAAGTTCGTTGCTTATGATTACGCAGCATGGCTAAACCCTGGATTTAAATATGCAGCCTATAAAGTCCTCGATGACTACTTCACCGGAGAGCTTCATCATCGGAACAGCTTAAGTGCGCAGCTCAATATGAAGTGTCATGAGTTTGATCAGAAAAAAGATATGGCGAGCTTCTGTGGACAAGGGCTGGCGGCATGGCGCTATACGAAGCCAGTGTTGGTCGCCGAGATTAACTCCCTGGCTAACCAGCTGCAGATTACGATCCCAGGGCTTCCGGGATGAGTGATCGTGTCATTGAATGCGCCTCCAGAGCGGGGCGCGACTTCTCAGAGTTCATGAAAGGTGAGAAGGGCATGATGGAAGCATTGGCCTCGGTGGATGAGTTTGGCGAGCAGCTGCGCCTCAACGGCTGTGTCAATCATCACTTTGTTAGCTACATGATGCGGAACTCGATCATGCAGGCATTCATGGACATGGCAAAAGCCGAGAGGAAAGAAGAGCGCCGGCGTAAGCGAGCGGAATCAAAAGCGAAGTAGCCATTACAAAGCCCATCTACGGGTGGGCTTGATAATGAAACCGGAATTTATTCCAGGTCACCAATTAGCAGCAGTACCGCGAAACAACCCAAGCCAGTAAGTGGGGTAAATAACAGCGTTGTATCGTCGCAGTATCATCGCATTAACAATGACCGCAGCCCTTAATGGGAGCTCCTTCTGCGTGAGTGTGCAATGATAATCAATAACGATGCATACCGGGGTTTGCAGCTTTTTCGATGGCTGGTTTATCCCTCATTGCTCGCCATCTCGATGCGGGGGTAGAAGAAATCGAGAGTGTTTTACAGAGCTTTCTATCGTAAAGGCTCGATAAAGCAGAATATGTTTTATGTGTGCCTGTAGGCATGATACTCAATAACTAGTGGAATATTCCAATATGACAGGTCTGACAATTAAGCAAGAAGCTTTCTGTCAGGCATACATCGAAACGGGTAATGCTTCTGAGGCTTATCGGACGGCGTATGCTGCTGACAAGATGAAGCCGGAGGCAGTACATGTTCAAGCATGTAAGTTGCAGGATAACCCTAAGATAGCCCTAAGGATAAAAGAATTGAGGGGCGAGATTAAGCAACGCCATAACGTCACCGTCGATTCTCTCCTCGCTGAACTGGAAGAGGCCAGACAAAAAGCCTTAAGCGCCGAGACGCCACAATCATCTGCAGCTGTAGCGGCGACAATGGGCAAAGCTAAGCTGGTCGGCCTTGATAAGCAGATTATCGATCACACCTCATCTGATGGAACCATGGCAACGAAGCCAACCACTATTCGCCTGGTAGGAGTTGACCCAGCCAATGGAAAGCCAAGTTGACCTCCAGATACCTGCCAAGTTAGTTCCTGTATTCGCGACAGAAGGAGTCCGTTATCGTGGTGCTCACGGTGGACGTGGATCTGCTAAGACGCGTACTTTTGCACTAATGACTGCCGTCAAAGCGTATCAAGCGGCAGAAGCCAATATCAGTGGAGTTATCCTGTGCGCTCGAGAATACATGAACTCGCTGGAAGAATCCTCCATGGAGGAGGTAAAGCAGGCAATTCGCTCCGTGGCGTGGCTTGACGATTACTTCGACATTGGAGAGAAATACATCAGGACAAAGAACCGCAAGGTCAGCTATGTATTCTGCGGTCTTCGCCATAACCTAGACAGCATCAAATCAAAAGCGCGAATTCTTGTAGCCTGGGTTGACGAGGCCGAGTCTGTTTCTTCGACTGCGTGGAAAAAGCTTCGCCCGACCGTTCGTGAAGAAGGCTCAGAAATCTGGGTTACGTGGAACCCGGAGAAGGACGGCAGCGCCACCGACAAACTTTTCAGAAAGAATCCCCCAAAAAGCTCAATTATTGTCGAGATGAACTATGTTGACAATCCATGGTTCCCCGCGGTGCTTGAGGAAGAGCGACAGGAAGACCTGGCAAACCTTGATTACGCAGATTACGCGTGGATATGGGAGGGGGCTTACCTCGAAAACTCAGATAAGCAGGTGCTGGCTAACAAATACGTCGTGCAGAGCTTCGAAGACAATCTATGGAGGAAATCAGAGCGCTTGCTGTTCGGTGCTGACTTCGGATTCGCGAAAGACCCCAGCACGCTTATTCGCATGTTCATTCTGGATAACAACCTCTACATCGAATACGAGGCCTACGGCAATGGCGTAGAGCTCGACGATATGTGGAAGTTTTATGCAGGCAAAACCGATGCCACGCCGAAACAGCTTGAGGACTGGGAGGTCACTGACGATGCGAAATTCCCCGGTATCCCTGAAGCGCGTAAATGGCCCATCAAAGCCGACAACTCCAGGCCAGAAACTATCAGCCATATCAAAGGGCAGGGATTCAACATCTCAGCTGCTCAGAAATGGCAGGGTAGCGTAGAGGACGGCATCACTTTCCTACGTGGATTTAAGAAGATCATCATCCATCCTCGCTGCAAAGAAACAGCGAAAGAGGCGCGGCTTTACTCGTACAAAACAGACCGTATCACTGGCGAAGTCTTGCCGATTATCGAGGATAAGTACAACCACTGCTGGGATGGAATCCGATACGGTCTTGACGGGTATATCAAACGCAAACCTCAATCGATGGGGATGATGATTCCTAAGCGCCTTAGGGGGAAATAATCATGAAAAACAAATGCAAATGCCCTGGCTGCGAACGCAAAAGAAAAGGCGGGCCGGGTTATCAGCCATGTGCCACCAAATATCCTGCCAGGGGAATTGCTCCACCACCTAAACGACCATAACGGACAATCCATGACTGACAAATTAACACTAGCCGTCAATCACGCGCTGAATGACGTCAGGCTTGCTCGCGCCCGCATGGGGCTACTTAATCCTTCAATGGGTTTGGACGCTAAGCGTAATTCAGCCTGGTGTGAATACGGATTCAAAGAAGAATTAACCTTCGATGACCTTTACAAGCTCTACCGCCGCGGTGGTATAGCTCACGGTGCCGTAGAAAAGCTTGTTGGTAAATGCTGGCAGTCAAACCCTGAAATCATTGAGGGTGAAAAGTCAGATGAAACACGCATGGAAACGTCTTGGGAGTCCAAAACTAAGCAGGTTTTCACTAACCGACTTTGGCGCGCGTTTCTTGATGCTGATCGGCGACGTCTCGTTGGCCGCTATGCAGGAATTCTCCTGCATATTCGAGATAATAAAGCGTGGAATCTGGAACCAACGAAAGGGCGTGGTCTGGAAAAAGTAAGTATTGCATGGGCCGGTTCACTGAAAGTCAGCGAATGGCATGACGGAGTGGTTTCAAAGAATTATGGTCAGCCGAAGATGTGGCAGTACACAGAGATTCTACCCAATGGTTCCTCTCGCCGTGTCGACATCCACCCTGATCGAGTTTTCATTCTTGGTGACTATACAGACGATGCGATCGGTTTCCTTGAGCCTGCATACAACGCTTTTGTCAGTCTGGAGAAGGTGGAAGGTGGTTCCGGTGAGTCGTTCCTGAAGAACGCTGCACGCCAGCTTAACGTCAACTTTGAAAAGGAAATCGACTTCAATAATCTGGCGTCGCTGTATGGCGTGAGTATCGATGAGCTACAGGAAAAGTTTAACGAAGTTGCCGGGGAAATTAACCGGGGTAACGACGTGTTAATGACCACGCAGGGGGCGACAGTTACACCACTTGTCACTGCCGTAGCAGACCCAACAGCAACCTACGACGTTAACCTCCAGACAGCTTCCGCTGGCGTAGATATTCCGACTCGCATTCTCGTAGGTAATCAGCAGGCCGAGCGTTCCAGCACAGAGGACCAGAAGTACTTCAATGCTCGCTGCCAGTCCCGACGAGGCGAATTGTCATTCGAGATTGAGGACTTCTGCGACAAGTTGATTAACCTCGGCATTATCGACCCGATAGGCCATAAAACAGTTATTTGGGACGACCTTAATGCGCAAAGCGATAGTGAAAAACTGGATGCCGCGCAGAAGATGTCGCAGATAAACAGCGCATCATTAGCAACAGGCGAGCAGGTATTTACTGGTGAAGAGATTCGTGTGGCTGCCGGGTATGAGGGTTCACCTGAACCACTTCCGGAGATAGATGATGACGAAGAAGAAAGCGAAATCACCGATACTACCCGGAAACCTTAAAGACCCGACAGGCGCTGACCGCCTTGAGCGCGGAGCAATGAACGAGTTCGCCAGGCGAATGAAACGCATTGGCAAAGCCTACAAGGATATCCTCGACCGCATTCCTGCATCACCATCAGTAAACCAGCGCTACACCTTCGAACTCGACTCCACCCAGCTATCAATGCTCCTCAGCAATGCCTCATTGCTGGTGGATGAGATTTTGGGTGCGGATAACGAGACTGGGTTCTGGTTCTGGACTGATTACGTCAACCCGGCGTATCAGCGCGGCACGGCGCAGGAATTTGCCAATCTGGCGCAGCAGTCAGCCGTGTACGCGGCAGGACAGGAAAGCGTATCGGCAATCCTCCTGAGTGAGCCGTACCGCCGCAGACTAATTCTGGTTCGCGCTCGCACCTTTGAGGAAATGAAGAACATCAGTGCCACTGTTAAAGCCGATATGGCGAGGATACTGACCGATGGTCTCGGGCGCGGACAGAACCCTCTGGAGATAGCGAAGCGCATCACTGAGCAGACAGGTATTGAGTCTCGCCGGGCTAATCGTATTGCCCGGACGGAGATTACCACCGCGCTGCGCCGTGGTCGATGGGATGAATCAGATGAGGCAACGGAGCAATACGGGATACTCACCCGTCAACTGCATTTGTCAGCGCTCAGCACGACCACCAGGCAGTCTCACGCGTTACGACATGGAAAGCTCTACACAACGGAAGATGTGAGGGAGTGGTACAGCATCAATGGAAACGCAATCAACTGCAAATGCACTCAGGTATCTGTTCTCGTTGATGAGGCGGGAAATCCTCTTTACCCGAACGTTATCAACATGGCCAGAAAAGGGCTGGAGAAAGCGAAGCAGGCAGGACTGGTTCCCAATTATTCGCATTGCGGTTGTGGGCGCAAGCACGCTGCATAAACGTGAGAATCTTCAATGAAAGTACAGGTTAATGTCACTTCAAAAGTGAACAGCAAAGCCATTCGCAGGGAACAACACAACGGACGTGAGCACTGGGTTGTTCCCTCCTACACCCTCCCAGCTAACGTGGTCATGAACGGCGGACTCTATCCTGCCAGCGAAATTGACCAGCACTATACCGGTCTGGAAGGGACGCTGGCACCGCTGGGACATCCACAGGTAAACGGCCAGTTTGTTTCGGCTTTCAGTCCTGAAGGCTTGAATGTGGGATATGTCGGGGCGTGGAACAAAAACGTCAAGAAGTCAGGTAACCGTGTCTACGTCGAGAAGTGGATCGACACAGAAGTGGCAAAGCGTACAGATGATGGCAAGCGTCTTCTTGAGCGTCTTGAGGCGCTGGAGAAAGGCGATGATGTTCCGCCAATCCATACCAGCGTTGCCGTATTCCTGGAAGAACTGGAAGCGAACGATGAGCAGAAAGCTCAGGGGGCTTCATGGGTTGCGAAAATTCACGCGATGGATCATGACGCCATCCTTCTGGATGAGGTTGGCGCGGCCACACCAGATCAGGGGGTAGGGATGATGGTTAACGCTGACCTCGCCACGCCACTGAAGGCTAATTCCGGTGCGCTGGTTGGCGAAACCTATCGCGAGCGAGAGCGGCGTCTGGAGAAGTATGCGAAAGATAAATTCGCTCCCGGAGAGAAAGAATACGCCTGGGTGGCTGACTTCACTGACTCGCAGGCCGTAATCATCCTCAACAATGGTGATCCGAAGGTTTACGGATACAAATCTGAGGGCGGAAAGATTGTCTTTGACGATACCTGGACAGAGGTTCAGCGCCAGAGTTCATGGGTTGCCGTCGTCAACAAGCTCAAATCATTTTTCACACCGCAGGATAACCCTGCACCAAACCACAAAATGGAGGGCGACATGCCTTTAACCAAAGAAGAACTGGAACAAATCGGCAGCATGGTTAGCGAGGCCGTCGCCACCAATACCGAAAAGGCTATCAAGCCTCTCGCGGAAAAGGTTGATGCGCTACAGGCCAATCAGCAACAACTTTCTGAAGCCCTGACTGCCAACTCCCGCGCCGAAGAGAAAACGAAGCGTGAAGCGGTGGCAAAAGTTCACGGCGAGATTGTGGCTAACGCCCTGTCTGGCGAAGCGCTGGACGCGATGTACAAAACCATTGGTGATGCCGCACCGCTGGGTACTAACTCTGCTCAGCATCAGAAAGAAACTGGCGCACCTGCCGCATCTGAATACTTCAAATAAGGAGCCTGGATAATGTCACGTTATCGTCGCGTTAATATCGACGGGGAATCGCTCTACAAGACCGAAACCCGCCTCACCTCCGCAGAACTACTGCCAGGCACTGCCGTCACTATTAACAGTGATGGTAAGTTCGCACAAGCCACTGCATTAACTGGCCGCATGTACATTATCGATTGCGCTTATCATCAGGGACTTGGCATTCGTGATGCCGTTCCTGCTGGCGATTCTGCTGTTGGCAACTATGTAGAAGAAGGCCGTGAACTTGCGCTTCTGTGTGTACCTGGCGCGTACAAGAAGGACAGCCCGATTAAGCTTGGCGCGGCTGGTCAATTCACACTGGCAACTGGCGACACCGATTCAGTAATCGGCTACAGCCAGGACGAGTTCACCATCGCAGCCAGTACCACCGATTTCATTCGCGTTCGTATGCGCGTTGGCACTGCCGCTGCAGGCGCGTAACAAAAGGATAAACATATATGTATTTCTCTAAAGAGACACTGGCGACCAACTCGCGCCTTGGTGGTCACTGGAATGAGCTTTGGGCAAACCGCAACATGTGGAACGCACAGCATGATGCCATGATTGCGGCAAATCGTTCTAATATGACTCCTGAATGGCTGGCGGTTAATGCTGTAGGCGGTTTTACGCGTGATTTCTGGGCCGAAATTGACCGTCAGGTGCTGCAACTGCGTGATCAGGAGGTTGGCATGGAAATCGTCAACGACCTGATTGGTGTGCAGACCGTTCTTCCTGTTGGCAAAACAGCAAAGCTTTACAACGTTATTGGTGATATCGCTGATGATGTTTCTGTAAGCATTGACGGTCAGGCTCCATTCTCATTTGACCATACCGAATATGCGAGCGACGGAGACCCGATTCCGGTATTCACCGCAGGTTACGGTGTGAACTGGCGTCATGCTGCTGGTCTTAACTCTCTCGGTATTGACCTTGTGCTGGATTCGCAGATGGCTAAAATGCGCAAGTTTAACCAGAAGCGCGTCAACTACTATCTGAACGGCGACCCGAATATTCAGGTGCAGTCCTACCCGGCGCAGGGTATCAAAAACCACCGTAACACCAAGAAGATCAACCTTGGTTCTGGTTCTGGTGGCGCAAATATCGACCTGACCACTGCCGATATGACAGCACTGTTTGCTTTCTTCGGGAAAGGCGCATTTGGTACGCTGGCGCGCGCCAACAAAGTCGCTCAGTATGATGTGATGTGGGTGTCACCTGAAATCTGGGCTAACCTGGCTCAACCATATGTAGTAAACGGCGTAGTTAGCGGCAACGTACTGAATGCTGTGCTGCCATTTGCGCCTGTTCGTGAAATTCGCCAGACCTTTGCGCTCAGTGGCAACGAGTTCATTGCCTATGTTCGCCGTCAGGACATCATTTCTCCGCTGGTTGGTATGGCTGTTGGCGTCGTGCCGCTGCCGCGTCCGTTACCTAACGTTAACTACAACTTCCAGATCATGTCTGCTGAAGGTTTGCAAATCACCGCAGACGACCAAGGCCTGTCCGGAGTTGTCTATGGCGCTAACCTTGTGTAAGGAAATGGTATGGCTAAATACGAAGTTGTACGACCATGGTTCGGCGTAAAGGTTGGCGATGTGGTGGATATAAAAGAACTGCATCCAGCCCTGAAGTCGAACGTTCGCCTGATGCGTGGAGAGGCGGGTGGTGACCTAACACCGGCAACTCCAGAAGCGAAATCAGGCCGACGCCGTAAAAACGAAGAAGACGAATAGCCGCGAAAGCGGTTTTTTTATGCCCTCTTCGGAGGGCCATAAGAGGTTCGCATGATTACCACAGAACAGGCCAAGGAATATCTGGAGTCAGTGGGTATCACGCTGCCAGATTTCATTCTGCAGGCTATCGTAGAGCAGGCTAACAGTATTCAGGAGTGCCTCGATGCACATTACCCGCCCGCAACGGCGCTGCTAATTCAGTCCTATTTACTGGGTTTAATGGCGTTGGGGCAGGGTGATAGATACATCAGCTCTCAGACCGCGCCTAACGGCGCATCGCGTTCATTTCGGTATCAGTCTTTTGCTGACCGATGGAAGGGGCATTGTCACTGCTGCGTGGCGCTGACAAATTCAGGTGTGCCAATGGACTCATCCCTCCAGACCCGACCAATACAGCGTTTGCTGGTATCTGGATTGGTAAAGGTGGTTGCATGTGTAATGGGGATAAGTAATGGCATGGATATCGGTTAAGCAGCGATTGCCTGAGCCGTTCGTCAAAGTCTGGGTGATGACAGACATTGGTAAGCGCGTTACCGGCTATGTCAAAAGCAACGGTGACTGGTATCTGTTGTGTCGAAAGGTGGCAGCGGAAAAACCGGAGGTGATCCGGTGGAAGGATGGCAATGTCTGAAATAGCACGCTGGAGTTACACCAATGTTGCGACCATCTACCCGCGCGTCTACGACGACTGGAACAACACCTGGACAAACGGCACCCCATATCTGATTGACTGCACCTGGACGGCGAACAATGAAGTTGCTGTTGATGCCAGTGGTAAAGAGTTCACCACCAACCTGATTTTCTTCACTGAGCTGAAGCGTAATGGCGTCACCGCAAGCATGCCACAGCGAGACTGGTACATCGCCAGAGGTGACACCACGGCGCTATCAGATCCGCTTAAAGCCGGCGCGAACGTTATCAGGGCCGTAACCGACTGGGATATGTCACCATTTGGCGAGGATCCAGATTATAAAGTTATGACATGATTCTTAATTTGTATCCAAGTTCCATTTCGGCCTGCTTTCTTACTTGGATCGCCTGTTCTTTGCTTTCATAAGAGCCGAGACACTTACGCTTCATGCCATTCCATATCTGCACGCCCCATTTACCGCTCCTTTTGTTGAGGTAAACACCGGGATATCCGCTGCTATTGTTTTTGATAAGCGGTTATTCCTAGTATTTAGAACTTGTTCAACATCTCTTAAGTTGGAAATTCTGTTATTGGCGTGAACTCCGTCTAGGTGGTCAATCACACCATTTGGCTCTGAACCAAAGTAGTGCATCCATGCTAGTCGGTGCGCCATAAGGCGCTTTTTGTTTATGGTGATAACAATATATCCGCGGTCGCTAATCGTTCCGGCCACGTTGCCGACTTTATTGCGGTTGGACAATGTCTTCTTCCAAATGAAAATTCCAGTATTTGGGTCGTAAGACAATATTTCTCTCAGAAATTCGACTGTAAGCATATCTCTACCCTTTGAGATTCCCGATATGTTTGGTGTCTGGCAGGGCGCATCGGGTGAGCGCCTTTTCGGTGATCAGCCTATCCAGACGGTTAAATTATAACCATTTTATGGCGGTGATAACATGCCCGTTAAAGGTATCAAGCGCGTCCAGATGAATGCCAGCCGGGTACTTAGCGACATAGCCGGTATACGCACGGAGAAGGTTCTCTATCTGGTGATGAATGCTGGCGCCAATCATGCCGCTTTAATCACCCCAGTCAAGTCTTCGACCCTCATTAACAGCCAGTACAAGAAGCTCGAACCAATGCCGTCAGGAATGATTGGCAGAGTTGGTTATACGGCTAATTATGCAGCCGCGGTTAATGCTGCAAAGGGCAAGTTGAAAGGTAAGCCAAGGCCGGACGGTAGCGGGAATTACTGGGACCCTAACGGCGAGCCGGATTTTCTCCGCAAAGGGTTTGAGCGTGACGGTCTCAACGAGATAAAGGCCATCATCAAGCAAGGATACAAAGTATGACACGTAGCGAGGTGTATGACGCGCTGAGAGCGTGGTTGCAATCGCATGGCTTTGATGTTGGTTATCGCGTCCAGAAACGCTTCTGGAACGAGATGGAAGGTACGGAAGTGGAAAGATACCTTGTCATCCAGCAAAACGGCGGTGGCAAGCCTGAGGAAGCCATAACGCGCGACTTTTTCCGCATCCTTGTTTTGTCAGGCCAGAACGACAGCGACATCAATGAAGTTGAAAACCGCGCCGACGCCATCCGCCAGGCGATGATCGACGACTACCAGACTGAGTGCATCATCTCGATGCAGCCAATCGGCGGTATCACCGCCATCCAGACCGAAGAAGGCCGTTACCTCTTCGATATTTCCTTTCAAACCATCATTTCCAGATAACACGGAGATAAAGACATGCAAGAGTTAACCTTTGCATATCTGCGTGAGGCTCTTTCCTATGACCCTGATTCTGGTTTATTTACCTGGAAAGAGAGGCCGAAAAGCCACTTCAGCAGTGTGAAGGCATGTAATCAGTCAAATTCTCACTTTGCTGGGAAAATTGCGGGGAGCAAGGATCCTAAACATGGATATCTACGAATTAAGCTTTGTGGGAAAAATCATAAGGCACATCGGCTTGCATGGCTTTTTATGCATGGTTGCTGGCCTGAGGGTGAGATTGACCATGTTAATGGCATAAGAGATGACAACAGAATGGAAAACCTTCGCGATGTTTCCCACAAATTGAATATGCGAAATAGGGCCACCCCAATAACAAATAGGCATGGTCTGCCTGGCGTCTCATATAGAAACAGAAAGAAACCATGGTTTGCGCAGATTATGAATAACGACGGCAGAAACGAATATCTTGGTTCATTCAAAACTCCGGAAGAGGCTTCTTGCGCCTATCTCCTGAGGGCGAGAGAGCTTGGCTATCACGAACAACACGGTAATAGGAGTTAAAATTATGGCAGGATGTGAAGCGGGTGCTTTTACAGGGCGCGATGTCGTCGTTTACTACGCGATTGGCTGCCCAGAATCACAACCATCCAACGGTGACTATAAGCGACTCGGCATGATGCGCGGTAAAACAGTTAATGCAGAGTGGGAAACCGCAGATGCAACTGCCGATATGAGCGCCGCGTTTACGCAGGAAAATCTTGTTACCTATAAGAACATTTCGTTCTCTGGTGACGGCGTTACCCGCAAAGAGGATGTATACGCGCAGAACGCGCTGAAGCGTCACGTTTATAACCCGCCAGATGAGACCAGCAACCAGCCGTATGTGTGGTTCAAAATCATCTCTCCAAACGATATCACCGAAGGGCCATTCATGGTTACTTCATGGGGTGATGAAGCTCCACACGATGATGTGGCAACGTGGTCCATTGAGGCATCAAGTGCAGGTCAGGTTGACGTGCGTGATGTCGGGGCAGTTATTACCATTACCACCCAGCCGCAGGGTAAAACACTGACTGCTGGCGACACCCTGACTCTCACTGTTGCAGCTACTGTTTCAGATAGCTCATCATTGACTTATCAATGGAAAAAAGACGGAACCAATGTGAGCTCCGGTGGTACGACAGCTATATATACTAAGTCCAGTGCGACAACAGGCGATTCTGGTTCATATACTTGTCAGATTAGCTCCAGTACCGCAGCCAGTGTAACCACCAATCCGGTCACAGTGACTGTCAACGCATCGTAACTTCTTGCCAGGAGGCACCGTCCTCCTTTTTCTTATGGGGATTCATGAAAGCAATCACCGATATCGGCCAGGCTGTCATTCGCGCCGGCGACAAAGAGATATTTCTCAACCCTTCATTTCTGGCTATGTCCCGAATCGGAACGCCTGAACAAATCGTTGATGTTTTCGTGAAAGTTCATGCGGGCCATTACCCAAAGCACAGAATTGCTGACCCCCAGATACTAAAAGCGGCTAATGCCCGCTGCTTTGCTGAAATGGCGGCAGCTGCAGCCAACGTAGTCAAGCGCTGTTCTGAAGGTGACGTTGCTGAAGTTATCGGATCCTACTCGGTTACTAGTGCGGGGCGACTTCTGTTCAAGCCGGGAGCCATCCCGATCGAGGATGTTATCCAGATTGCCCGCCATCTGATTCTTCATGGTGTAATGGGCGACCAGCCACCGGAAGAATTCGAAGGAAAGAAGGGTGAATACAGCGACAAATTCGATGTACGGTCATTCGTCTATACCGCTGTTGCTCACCTCGGCATGAGCGAGTCAGACGCATGGGATATGACCATGACCAGCTTCCGGGCCGCCATGAACGCTAAATTTCCGCAGAAAGAGAAAGCCAGAGTGCCGACTCAGGAGAAATACGACGAAGTCATGGACTGGGCAGAACAAATGCTGGCGATGGATGCGCAGAGGCATGGGCCGCACTAAAAAATCTCTCGCCTTAAGAAATTCGACAAGTGACTTTTAAGACAATGCCTCGCATACGCGGGGCATTTTTGTATCCGCAGTAAATGCGCATTCCCCGCGCTAATCAAACCAGGAGCCCTTTTCGGGATATGAGACAGAGATAGGACGGTGGCTTCCGTCGTGCCGCTCTTGGGCTGTCCATATCTGGGGAACTGGCTCATATCACCAAAAAGGAAAGAATGATGTCTAACATTATCCCAATTAATTTCGAAGGCCACTCGATGCGCTTCTATGATGATGGCTGGATTGATGCAACAACAGCAGCGGAAAAATTCGATAAAGTGCCAAATGAATTCCTCCGTCTGCCGGAAACTGAATCATATATTCAAGGACTTGAGCGTAGATACGGGAAAATCCCGTATGTAAAAACCAGTCGGGCGCGTAAAGATCGTGGCGGCGGAACATGGCTGCATCCAAAACTGGCTGTTCGCTTTGCACGCTGGCTTTCTGTAGATTTTGAAATCTGGTGTGACGAACAAATAGACGCCATTATTCGCGGCCATACAGCACCTGTTGATGATGAGCGCATTAAGGCAATCTTTCTGCTTAGCGATCCGTCTTCGTGGGAAAAGCGTTTTAATGACCCGCTGTATGATGCGCTATTCAGAATGACCGGGCTTCCCCGCCATAGAAATGATCGAAAACCAATGTTATTCAGCCTTATTAGCGCTAAGTGGATTTACGGGCCGGTCCTGCCTGCTGAAGTCTACGCGGATGTAAAAGCACGACTGGCGGTCGGTGAGAAAATCCACCAACACCTAAAACCAGACGCACTTAAACTGGTTGAGAATCAGATTATTGCTGTGACCAGCATTGCTAACGGTTGTTCCGACTATCGAGACTTCGAATCCCGTTGCATGGCAGCATTCCCCGTCAAAGGGCAGATGAAGCTTCTTTATGCGGCAGCGTGATGAATGGTGCGTACAGCCCACTCAGGTGGGCTTTTTTCCTTTCCATAATTCATTGGCTATCTTATCCAGCAAAACACGTATTTGCTTCATGTCGAGAGACTCATCTTCTGATGGTGTCTCGGAAGATAAGGCATCCTCGAGTATCTGCACGATTTCTGAGTTCATCGACCTGCCGTTACGCTTGGCGCGTTCGGCTATGGCATCTCTCATCCCGTCAGGGAAACGCACAACGAACTTTTCGTAATCTTTAACCTGCTTTTCAGCCATAACATCACCTCAAAAAAAGCAATGATGGCATATTGCTATTTATATTCAATCGTGGCATTATGCTTTCAAGGCATAATGCCATTACGTAAAAGGAGTGATCAATGGAAAAGAATGAAGTGAAGACAACTCTTCGGTATCCGTACCGCTTTAAGGAAGAGGTGAAACGCATCGCCGAGGAGGAGGGGATGTCAGAAAACTCAGTGTTGGTTCAGGGACTGGCTTGGTGGTTGAAGTTCCGGGAGAAAATGCAGAATGCTCTCTAAAAATAACGAAACCCGGCTGTGCGCGAACACTAACCGGGCCTCTATCGAAAATAACCACGTAGGAAATATCGACATGAAGAGTGTATCAAAATTATCGAAGAACGAAAATGCTGTTATTGCGCCGGTAACATTTAATTTCCATGAAACTCATGATGTACGCATTCAGGTAATCGACGGTGAACCGTGGTTCTGCCTGAAAGATGTTTGCGGTGTGCTGTGCATTGCTAACCCTCGCGATTTGATGGCGAAGCAGCTCGATAAAGAGGGGGTAGATAAAATCTACACCCTTACAGATGGTGGCAAACAGCAGTTAGTTTACGTCAACGAACCAAATCTCTACCGCGTCATTTTCCGCAGTAACAAACAGGAAGCCAAACAATTTCAGGATTGGGTATTCAATGACGTTCTTCCTACGATCCGCAAATCCGGGCGTTATGAGCGTCAGCCAGCGGCAGATCCGTTGACACCTAATGATATGAACAATCTCAAACGTCTTATTTGGCTGATGACAGACAGCATGAGATTAAAGCAGTCATGGAGCAATGGTGTCTGGTATGCATTACGCGCAGCTACCGGCAGACCATCGCCGCAGCCATTTACTGTGGACGATTTACCTGTTTTGGGTGAGGAGTGCCGCCGCATCATGAAAATCACATCGGCATTTAATAGCGCTGTATATGCGTTCGAGAAAGACGTTATTCGCCGTGTCGTCCGCCGCCGCGGTGATTTTGAGCCGCTTATTGCAGAAATGGATCGCGCGTTGCTTGAGTTAAAGGCACAAGAGCAGGAAGGCGTGTTGATGCTGAGTCAGTTTGAGGAATATAACCTTAACGAGTTAATTGCCAGGAGGCACTGATTAACCAAAGAAAAACCGCCAGTGGCTGCTGGCGGCTTACATTAACTACTGATTGGAGTCTTACATGCAACAATCTTCATCAACTGCTGTAAATGTAGCACCGTTAAATGCGGTTGTCGATCCCCTCGATTGCCCTGTAATCGTGTGGGAAGGAGTGAGGGTCGTCACGACTGATACTCTTGCCAAAGGATACGGAACGGATGAGTCCAATATCCGTAAAAATCACTCTCGTAACAATTCCCGATTTATTGAGGGGATCCATATTTTCACTGTTAAAGGAGGAGAGCTGAAGAGTTTGCGAGTGACTAATAGTCACGCACAAATTTCAAACAAAGCGCGCTCTGTGACGCTCTGGACAGAAAAAGGCGCGGCTCGCATGTCAAAAATTGTCGATACTGACGAGGCGTGGTCTTTCTTTGAGCGCCTGGAGGATTCGTACTTCCGTCCAGCCACGGCTGTCGGCATCCCACTTACCTACGAAGCGGCTTTAGAAGACCTGCTGGCAAAGGTGAAGGAAAACCGGGTTATCACCGAACAGCGTGACCGGGCAGTGAAAGAGAAGCTTTGGATCTCTGAGAAGCGGGAAGCTACTGCTATGGCGACCGCCTCTGCGGAGAAACGTAAGGCGAATGCTTTGGCTGAGAAATTGGGTGAATGCAAAAAACACGCGACTATTAAAGCAGTGCAGCGAGTAACTGGTAAGTCATTCAGCCACTGGCCGTTGAAGAAATGGTGTGCCGCTAATGGCATGGAGCCTAAAGACGTACCGGATGCGACCTACGGTAGTGTAAAATCATGGCCCGCAGAGGCATGGAAGGCAGTTAACCAAATCGACATAAAGGGGATGTTCTGATGCAGGCTTTACAGCGAGTAAGCGCCCCGGTGTACGTGGTTTCTAATCATGGCAAGACGTTCCGCTGTTTTAGTCGAAACACAGCAATTAAGCGGCTTGCTCATTTTATGACCCAGCGGATGTTCTGTCGCGCAGGTATTGAGACACGACCGGTTACGAAGGTGGATCGTGATGACGTAGCTATCCACTACATCAACAAGCCAATCCAGCGTTACTGGGATGCACAGGCGAGATGTGAAAGGCGGCTGAGAAAGATCCTTTCCAGAAAGTAGCACCACCCTTTAGCAAAGCTATAACCCAAACCCGCTTAACTGCGGGTTTTGTCGTCGCCATGGATAGATGATCAGTTTATATAGCGATGTCCCGCGTGATAAATTTACGGAAATACATTTCGTGGTGAATCAAAGTGGAAGATGAAAAAAAGCGCCAAATGCAGCTTCAACTGACACTTCAGCGACGACTGGAGAAAGTCACTCCAGAGCTATTCTCTGAATATCTTTTCGAACGCGGCGTCAAAACAGTCATATGTCCAATTTGTGGTAGTGATGATATTTCTATCCCTAACGCCAGTTCGATGACTGTAGGGCCTGAAGGGTGTGAAAGCAACACTTATGCCATTCCAGTCAAACTAGACACAGAAGGGCCACCATACTCATTGGTGAAATATGAGTATCGATTGATATGCAAAAACTGTGCGTATTCGATGCATTTTGCAACGTGGCCGGTATTGAAGTGGGTGGAGCAGAAGCTTTCAGATTCAGGGAAAGGGACTAATGAATAGCAAGATGGATGACAATATTCACGTTGTAGACTTCCCAAAACATGGTGGTGGCGGTAGCGGTGGTGACGGAGGCGATATGTACACACGCGAGAGACTTGCAAGACTTGAAGCCACAGACGAACTGCGAGAGCGAAACATCCGAGGTATTGAATCTGAGCTGAAAAGCATCAACCAAAACCTATCATCAATGGAAAAGCGGTTCATTGATAAGATTGATGACAACCAAAAATGGCTGGTTGGCCTTTTGGTATCGGCAATACTTGTTCCCTTGTTCATTGCCCTAGTAACCAAGTGACATGTAACTAGTTTTGTCGTCGCCCGATCCCTGCTACCATTTTGGCACATTTACCAAAGGGGATAGGGATATGAAGCATATTTTTTATTGTTACTAGCGTTTACCTTTAATGCTGGCGCAGCGTCTACATATACGAAAGAACAGTTGAATGATATGGCTGCTGCGGGGAAATATCCAGAGCAGGAATCGCCAGTAACCAAAAGTATTGAGGCTGTTTCTTTCTCTGAATGTAAGAGTAGCACTCTCAATGTATTGAATCAGGTTTCCGGTAATTATCCGGCGAAAGAAGTTGTAAACACCGGAGTGTTGTATGTTGTGAAGATTTGGACAAATGATGGTGTAATCATGGTTTCATGTTCAGAGCCTGACAATAAGAAAGTCGTAACGCAATCATCTTATAAATAATGGGGTTATGGTCATGAAAAAATTATTGTCAGCAACTGGATTGGCTTTTATCTTGGCTGGATGTGCGCAAGAACGCCCCTTGACGTCATATGACGACGCAGGGCTTTGCATCTTGAAAGGACAAGCTATGGGCTATGGAAACACTGATATCATCCCTAGAATTCAGGCTGAATTTTCTCGCCGTGGCGACCTGAGTATAAGCAAGGATGACTGTGATACTTATATTCAGACAGGGAGGCAAAGTGCGCAAGTTGATATGCAAACTACGCGAGACATCATAGATCGCTCTCAGCGCTCACAGGCTATAAACGCCATACAAGGCTACTAACTAAAACAACCTTTGGAAACCTCGCTCCGGCGGGGTTTTTTATTGCCCGGAGAAAAGAGAATGACCCAGAATGTAGGCGATATTGAATATGTGATCAAGGCTGATACTGCTCAACTGCTGCGTGCCGACAAGCAGGTTACATCTGTAACCAATAACATGGATACGGGGTTTAAGAAGGCTGATAATTCTGCGTCAAAGCTGTCTACGACAATAAGCAAACTGTCTGCCGCCATTTCTGTTGCGCTGATTGTTGAGTGGGGGAAGAAATTTCTTGAACTTGCGGACAACATGACACAACTCCAGGCAAGGATAGCCAGGCTTTCAACTGATGCCTCCACAGCAAAAGAAACGTTTCAATCGTTGACGCAAATATCGTCAAAAACAGGCGCCAGTCTGTCGGATACAACCAAGCTGTGGGAAACATTGACATCGTCTCTTAAGGAAGCCGGCGCATCAAATGCTCAGGTCTTAAATCTGACCGATACGCTGCAAAAAATTGGGCGCATAGGAGGAAACTCGACAGAAGAAATGTCGAATGCTCTTCGCCAGTTTGGGCAGTCAATTGCGTCAGGCACCGTCAGAGCAGAAGAATTTAACTCAATCCTCGACCAGATGCCTGAGTTAGCAAGACAGATTGCTGCTGGTATGGGTATTAGCATGGGCGAGTTGCGTCAGCGAATGCTTGATGGAAAACTGACAGCGCAAGATGCTCTGAATGCTATACAGGACAGAACGGCAGTTGTTAACGAGGAATTTAATAAGCTTCCTCGTTCATTATCACAAGCTACTGGCTCTCTTGAGACATCATTTGCAAAACTTGTCTCCTCAATAAATGACGCAACTGGAGCATCAAGCGCAGCGGTTACTGTTATTGATGGGTTGGCGAAATACATCGAGTTACTCGGAGATTCGTCAACATCAACTGCGGATAAACTATGGTCTCTCGCTGGTGCTATTTCAAAACTTAACCCTGGATATCTTGGAAAACTTTTAGCTGACGGACTTATAGGAGATGAACCTCCAAAACAAGTCGATGTATTAAGCGAGAAAATTGCCAATCTTACCGGGGATTTAAAAGAACTTTCTGTGCAGGCTGAAAAAACAGCGCATGTGGAGATACCTCAGACCGATAACAATAAGGGAGGTAAGGGAGGGGGCGGGAAGTCCACCAAGCAACAGGCCGACGAAGCAACAGAGTCTCTCGCCAGACAGCAAGCCGCACTCGATCGCCTGAACACCGGGTATGCAGAAGGATCACTAGAACTAGCTCAATATGACGCTGTTGTAGCGCTAGGAAACAAAGCGACAACTGAGCAGATAGCTAAGGCAAAACAGCAGGCTAAAGCTATATGGCAAGTTACTACTGCCATCAAGAATCGCGCTCAGGCTGAACAGGCTAAGCGTTTCACGGATCAGGAAATTGCCACTAACAAAACAACGCCTGACGCTGTAACAGGCGCGGTGCAAGACCCTGTAGCACAGATAAATCTTCAGGAGCAGCAGAAACTGGCGGCGTTAGCTCAATATCAGCAAATGGGCGTCTTAAGCGTTCAGCAATATGAAGATGCAAAAACAGCTATCCAGGAGCAGGCCTCTAATGCCAGGAAGAAAATTGCACAGGAAGAAGCCGACAGCCAGATAGCATCTACCATTTCTATACTGAACGCAGCATCATCTGGCTTCGATAGCCTGGCCGGAATAATCAGCAATACTGCTGGAAAGGCTAATAGCGCTTATGTCGCGATGTTTGCTGCTGCTAAATCATTTGCGATTGCTGCTGCAACACTGGATTTTAATGGTGCTTTGCTCAAGGCGTTGAACGCTCCTGATTCATTAACTACCGCACAGCGCTTTGCCAACTATGCTGCTGTTGCTTCTGCTGGGGCGTCTGTTCTTTCAAACATTGCAAGCGTCAGCATGAGTGGCGGTCGTCGCTACGGCGGTACGGTATCTGCTGGCAACGCCTATCGAGTCAACGAGGATGGTCGTTCTGAAATCTTCCAGACTGCTGGTGGTCAGCAGATGTTCATTCCGAACCAGTCAGGGAAGGTGATATCTGCTGATAAGGCGGGTGGGGGCGGAGTTCAAAACGTTTACTTCACCATTAACACTACAGGTGGAATAAGTGATGCTGAGTGGGCGCAAATCGAGGCTAAAGCAATTAACATCAGTAAGAAAATGGCGCTTTTCCAAATTAGTGACCAGGCCAATCGGCCAAATGGTATGATACAGCCGCGTAGGAAATAAAATTAACCCTGGAGGCGTAACGTGGAGATTGAAGTAACGAATATCACGGCAGCAGACAACGAGGTAGCAACAGGAATTAACGCGACTGTTACCTTTATTGATTACGAGAATAATAGCGGTGAAATTGTTGTTTACGTAAAGTTGCCTTTAGAAAAGCAACTATCAATTTCTGATGTTGAGGAAAAGGCTCAGGAATTGGCGAAGAATAAATTGAAAGAGCTTGTGGCTGGCTTTTAAACAGTCGTCCAGCATAGTGAACCCGCTCCGGCGGGTTTTTTATTGGGAGTAATCCATGCCAGAAACATTCACATGGACACCGCAGAAAGCCTACTCAGTTGAGCGAGCCCCGAATGTTGCTGTCGTTAAACTAGGCGACGGTTACGAGCAACGACAGGTGAAGGGTATCAATCCGTTAATGGATAAATATTCGCTCACCTTTCGCGGAGTCAGCGGCGCTTGCCGCAGCAACCCGGCAAAGGATGCTGAGGAATTTCTCAAGGCTCGAATGGCGGTAGAGTCATTCTACTGGACTCCATCCGATACGGGAGTACAGAAGCTTTATGTCTGCCGCTCCTGGAATATGACAAAGACCGGGCCGCTGTTTGAACTGACGGCCACGTTTGAACAGGTGCCACGATAAGGAGAGTATTATGACTTTAGAACAGCGAGTTGAAGCGCTGGAAAAAACGGTAAAGGTGTTAGCAGGGAGGGATTTTGCTGTCGATGGGGGCGGGTGTTCATCAATGAGGCATTTATCCAAGAGGGGGCGACTAAAGCGGCCCGGAAACAGGCCGCCATTTGCTTTTATATGTTAAGTTTGGGAATTAAGCCTGATGTAACTCCTTCAGGTTACTAACCCATTGCTGCACAGAAGGGGATTTAATGTCAGATAACTCCTTGATGATTTGCTGACGTCCTTCACTGTCTAACTTCAGAGCTACGCTTAGAAGGATCATTTTAATATCATTCATTTCGTCAGCTACTTCCTTCAGGTTTTGATTCTTTGTATTAAATTGAATTTTGGCACTTATTTCTTTCATATTTTCCCTTAATCAGAGGTAATCAGCCATCCCTCGTTACCTGAGTGCGCCAGTGTCCCACCACTGACGGGCTGAACCACACACTTTAACCAGGGTTAATGTCCCGTAACACCCTGACAAATGATCAGTAGCCACCTTTTGGTGGCTTTTTTATTGGAGTCTTTCGTGCGTGACATACCTGCAAATTTAATTATCGAAAGCGTCGATGCCGGAGTCGGCGCTATCATTGACCTTTTCGAAGCAGACCTGCAACCATATGGCGGTGACCTTATCCGCTTCCATTCCGGTACAAATGGCTATTTCGGTAATGTTATCTGGAAGGGCAACCAGTACCAGGCTTACCCGATAGCTGTGGAAGGATTCGAGTCGAAGAACGAAGGGACCTATGCTAGGCCAACAATGGTTGTGGCGAACGTGACCGGCCTGATTACCGGGATTAACCACGATTTTGATGACATGCTTGGCGTGGTAATCACCAGGCGTCAGGTGCCGGTAAAATATCTTGATGCGGTTAACTTTCCGAACGGTAATCCTGATGCAGACCCGACACAGGAGGCCGTTTCCCGCTACGTTGTCGAGGAGATGACGGAAGAGACGTTTGAACAGGTGACCTACACGCTGGCGACACCAATTGACTGCGATAACGCCATTATCCCGGCTCGCACTATTCTGGCTGACGTGTGCCAGTGGCAGTATCGCGGCGTTGGGTGTGGATATGACGGGCCGCCAGTTGCAGATGAGCGCGATAATCCAACCGCAGACCCGGCGAAAGATAAGTGCTCTCACCGCCGTAGCGGCTGCCGTTTCCGTTATCCGCGACCGGAACCAATGCCAATCAGCAGTTTCCCCGGCTCTCAAAAGGTCTCCTGATGCAAGAATTACTCGATTATGCGGCGTCGTCGCAGGATGAAGTGTGCGGCTTAATCATTGATGACGAACGGCTGTTCCGCTGTCGGAACATACATCCCGATCCAGGTATGCATTTCCGTATCAGTGATGATGACTGGCTGGTGGCCGAGGAAGCAGGAGAGGTGACGGCAGTCTTTCACTCGCACCCACAAAACGTACCGTTCCTGTCTGGCGCTGATCGCCAGATGCAGGTTACCAGTGGTCTTCCGTGGTGGCTGGCGTGCGATGGCCGGATACTGAAATTCAGGCCTGTTCCATTGCTGTTGGGGCGCAAGTTCAAGCATGGTGTCATGGACTGTTACACCCTGTTCAGGGATGCGTATCATCTTTGCGGAATCGACCTTCCTGACTTCGAACGCACTAATGGGTGGTGGTTGCGTGGTGAAAATCTTTATCTGAACAACATGCCTCTCAACGGCTTCCGCCAGGTATCGACGGGCGAAGCGCAACCAGGTGACGTCATCATCAGGCAGCCATTCCCCGGCGCTGACCCTTGCCACGCAATGATTCTCCTCGAAGGAAACATGGTGCTTCACCACGACCACGCCGGCCATCTGAGCCGGAGAGAGCCAATGCGCCCGGCATACGTTAAGCAGATGCATTCCATATGGAGACATGAACAGTGCTCATCTTTAAATTTGCTGGCAGTTTACGCCGATTTTACCGCCAAATCCCTCTGAACGTAGATACGCCGGCTCAGGGGCTGCGCCTGCTTCTTGCCCAGAATCACGAATTCAAAAAAGCATTCCTCAATACAAAACTTCGTATCCGAATAGCAGGCGAGGATGTTGAGGTATCCGCTATGCAATGGCATCTGGATCGCCACCTGAAAGATGGTTCTGTAGTCCTGTTTGTGCCGGTAGTCGAAGGCGCTATCACTGCCGCTGCTGCGGCATGGATTGCGGTTGCTGTCAGCGTGGCTTCAATTGCGTACTCGGTATACATGTCCCGCAACATGAAAACTAAAACGTCAGCGGAAGCGGCTGAGACAAACACGCTAACGAACAACTCATTTACCAGTGCGGAAAACCGTGTCGGGCAAGGGCGTCCGGTGCCGATACTCCTCGGCGAGATGGAAGTCGGCAGTAACGTAATAAGTCTCGGAATAGACACGTCTAATAATTCCGACTGGGAAGAATCAATCAGCTAAGGTGGCGCTATGTCTTCAGGTGGCGGTAAAGCATCAACCCCAAAACTACTCGACGATAACCTCAAATCAAAGCAATACTATCGCGTGCTGGATTTAATTTCCGAGGGCGAAATATACGGCCCGGTAGATCAGGAGCACCTGTCTTCCTTTAAGCTCAATAAGACGCCTGTCACTGACTCGAACGGTAATGTCAACGTGAACGGAATTAGTGTTGCATGGCGCCCCGGCTCGGAGACTCAGGAGCCAATCAACGGTTTCTCTGCAATCGAAGCGACTACCATTGTTAACACTGAGGTCACTTACGATACCCCGCTGGTACGCACCATAACCGATCAGGATGTAACCCGCGTTCGTTTCAACGTCGGGACAACAGGGTTAGGTGAGCAAGACACCAAAGGTAACCAAAAGAACACCTCAGTAACTATGGTCATTGAGTCCCGGACCGGTTCAACCGGGTGGGTTATCGAAAAAAACGTTACTATAGGCCCAGGTAAAATATCCGGTGAGTATCTTGAGGCGCACCTGATTGACGCGCCGGAAACTAAACCGTTCGATATCCGAGTGCGTCGAATTACGCCGGACAGCACCAGTGATTTGCTGTCAAACGGCACCATCTGGAACAGCTACAGCGAGATCACCGACGATAACCTGAATTATCCGTTCTCCGCTATTGCGGGTGCGGTTATTGACCGTGACCAGTACACCGATACCCCTAGTCGCACATATCATCTTCGCGGCCTGATTGTGGATGTTCCTGACAACTACGATCCGATAGCCAGAACTTACTCTGGGTTGTGGACTGGCGGATTCAAAAAAGCGTGGACTAACAACCCGGCGTGGCTGTTCCGTGAACTGGCGAAGAATACGCGTTTTGGCCTGGCGAAACGTGCCGGTTATATCGATGTAGATGACGGTGCGCTGTACGTCCTCTCACAGTATTGCGATCAGCTTGTTAATGATGGCTACGGCGGGCAGGAACCAAGGATGACGCTGAATGCCTATATTACCGAGCAGGTGAGTGCGCGTGACATTCTCGACAAGATAGCGAGCATGTTTCGCGGTATAGCACTGTGGGACGGGATGCGACTGTCTGTCATGCTGGATGCGCCACAGGACCCGATTGCGACAATCACGAATGCTAACGTGGTTGATGGCGAGTTCAAGCGTAGCTCCGTGAAGCGTTCAGAGAAATACAATGCCGTTGTTGTGTCATGGACTGATCCGGATAACGGTTGGGAGCAGGTAAAAGAATACGTTTCCGACGATGAGATGATCGCTCGCGGAAACTACAACGAAACAACAATTGAAGCATTCGGTTGCACGTCTCGCGGTCAGGCATGGCGCGCTGGGAAATGGCTTCTTGAAACGGCGAAACGGGAAAGCAGCAGACTGTCTTTCCAGATGGCGCGCGATGCTATCCACTTTACGCCGGGTGATATCGTTGAAGTCATGGACAACAACTATGCTGGAGCGCGTCTTGGTGGGCGCATCATGTCGCACGCGGGCAATAAGATTACCGTTGATGCTGTTGATTCGTCTCTGATATCAGAAGGCGACACCATGTCGATCATGGGTAGTGACGGGAAATTCGTTAAGTACGTGATTGCCAGCATTGCCGACAACATCGTGACGCTGAAAACCACACCTGCATGGGTTCGTGACGGGACTGTATTCGCTATCTCTACCAGTAACGTTTCTACCAGACTATTCCGCATCCTTAGCATTGCAGAGACCGATAACAACTCGGTCTACAGCATCACTGCATCACAACATGACCCGAACAAACAGGCCATTGTTGATGAAGGTGCCGTGTTTGAAATTCCCAACGATACGTTGAACGGTTACCGAGTCCCGAATGTGGAGAACCTGCGCATCATCAACACCGACTCTGAGACTGTCCAGGTCACTGCTACATGGGAGACAGCAACTACCACTAAAAAACTGGTGTTTGAGTTATACGTATATACCGACGACGGCAAAGTGATCGCTCAGTACGAAACAGATCAGTTCCGCTACGAGTTCTTTGGTCTGAACGCCGGTGGATACACGCTTGGCGTTCGCGGTCGCAATGAAAACGGAATGAAAGGCGCTGAGACGCAAATTAGTATGGTCATCGGTGCGCCACCTGCACCATCCAGTGTTATCTGGACGCCAGGCTTGTTCTCTGCTGACCTGGTCCCCGTCATGCGCATTACGGCAACGACAGACACATCGTTTGAGTTCTGGTACTCCGGGCAGAACCAGATTGTCAATCCTGACGATATTGAAGACCAGACTCAGTTCCTTGGGCGCTCTAACCAGTGGACGCTTCATGGTCTACAGGCTGATAAGACGTATTACGTTTATGTCCGCACCAAAAATGCTTTCGGGGTATCGGAGTTCGTTGAGGCATCAGGTCAGGCGTCATCAGACATTCCTGGAATGATAGAACTCATTGATGAGCAGATCCGCGAATCAGATGCGTTTAAAAATGTTCAGCAGGGTGTCAACACCAACCTGGACGGTATCATGTCGAACGAGCTGGCGAACCACGGAACCGTTGAGCACCAGTATCAGCAATATGGGGAGGTTCGCGCCGACATCCTTGTTGTGAAAACAACAGTCGCTACTGCCGAGCAGGGGCTCGCCGATCTTTCCACTTACGTACAGGCACAAATAGGCCCTGAAGGAGAGTTAACCTCAGCCGTAAATCAGAAAATGACCGCTGAGGTCAACAGTGATGGCACAGCTAAAGCATCTTACACACTCAATATGGGGATTGTCAGGAACGGTGTGAAATACAATACCGGTTTCGGCATGTCTATCGAGCCATCGGGGAATAGCTATAAATCTACCGTTGTATTTGCCGCGGAACAGTTCGGCATTTATTCCGGTAATAACCCCGGCAACTGGCAGGCTGCATTCTTCGTCTATAACGGACAGGTATTTATTCGTAGCGCATTAATTCAGGAAGCATCTATCGATTTTGCGAAAATTACCGATTCACTTCAGTCTGCAAACTTTATCCCCGGTGGTGGTGGACGCGGATGGAATTTACCAAAATCTGGTAGCCCAGAATTCCATGGGAAACTCTATGCCGACAGCGGTGAATTTGCATTTAACGGAGTGAATAACGTTACTCGCATTGACGGCAATGGGATCACAGTAAATCTCTCAGGAGGTGGTCGTGTTGTTGTTGGACGATGGACATAAGGTGAAATATGCCGGAAGGAATACTGATAGATTATAACGATGGCCGTCCTGCGATGGCGATTACAGCGGGGCTCCGTGCCCCGTCATTCTGCACAAGTTTTGCTGGTTACGGTACGGGGGCAAACCAGTTTCAGGTTAATACTCCATTAACGTCAGGCTCCACAGTTTTTGTTTTACCGACACGTCCGGTTGACGTTCAGGAGTTCGCAGACAATCAGACATGGATAGTTTTACCGATATATATGACATCCGTTACAAGAAACGGAGACAACGGTGTGACTGTTAACGGTACAAACAGGGGAAACTACCAGCGAATACCAAACTGGGCAGGAACTGTATTTGAAATTCTCCCTGCTGCTACTTACAACGAAGGACTTCTCGTTTCCAACTCTACTGATTTCACTGCAATTTCGAATCAGGCAAGATTAATGACATGTGCTTATGTTGGCACGGTGACAGTCAACGGCTCGATGGCGCTTCCCGTATCAGGAATACCATTCGGGAAGTGGGATAACAATAATGTGTCTGTAGGATTTGACGGAGCAAATATTATTGTAAGAGACATCAATTACTCAGGACGGGATGATGTTTCCGCATCTGTAACAATGGAACTGGTAATTTTCAATAATACCGCGCCTGTAGCCGGTGATGGCATTACCATGACTAATTCGGCTGGGCAGGTGACATTTTCAACAGTGAAGCGCCCATTTGTATATGACCAGCAGCTAACGGTAACAGACAATAATCAATACATAGGTGATAAATATTGCCAGATAGTATTTACAGGTGCGCAGTCAAGACGAGTGGATGGATATTTTAATATAAGGAAAAAGGGCGTGGTAATGTCAGGTGGAAGCATCCGGTCAGCGTATAATCAGGTTGTTGGTAATTACAATGACAACAGATTTGATATGACATTTAATCAAAATATCAATATGCCAATTCTTGTCCTTCCGGATATGTATTGAGGAAATATTCATGTCAGCAGGAACCTTAACTCTTACCAATGACACAGATGCTGTTACTGGCAGCGGCACAGCGTTTACAGCAGAACTTGCTGCTGGCGATTTTATTGTCGTAACTGTCGGCGGCATCCCTTATACACTTCCGGTTAAAGCAGTAAATAACAATACATCACTGACGCTGGTTAGTGTTTACACAGGCCCGACACAATCCGGCGCTGCGTGGTCTGCCGTGCCTCGTGTTGCTTTGAACATGGTCACGGCTGCCTTGGTGGCTCAAAGCGCTGAGGCATTGCGAGGACTGAATTACGATAAGCAGAACTGGCAGCAATTTTTCACTGCGGACGGTGATGTAACCATTACGCTTCCTGATACCAGCCAGACAACGGGGCCGTCAGCGAAAAAGTTAATCAACAGCGTCAGTGACAAGGCTAAAAAAGGGAACAACTCAGATATTACCAGCCTTACAGGACTGACAACGCCGTTAAGTGTTGCTCAAGGTGGGACGGGAGGAGCAACCCCTGCGGATGCGGCAAATAATATTGGCCTTGGTCAAAAAAGCAGCCCTTTTTTTCGCAGTTAAACATTTCTACAACAGGGTACGCAATTATTGGAGTGCAGAATACCTCTCGAGGCGCAACAGATGTTGGTGCTCGTGTCTCTATTGAAGCTTCAGTTGCTGCCAATTCGAGAGGATCAATAATACAAAAAATAACCAGAATACCCCCGAAAACCAGATAGAGTCACTTCTGCCGTCATCGCCGGGAGTTCTTGCCGTACAGGGACGTCCGGAAGGGAATACAAAAAGGATATAGAGGATGCAGACACCTGCGAAGCAATGCGGCGCATTATGGGGCTGCGTATGGTTAATTTCGTGTATAAGGACGATGAACTGGCGCGTGTCCGTTTCGGGATTATTGCAGAAGAAGCTGAAGATGTGGCACCACAATATGTCAAGCACAACCAATTTCCGGTACCTGGCAGTCAGGTTTACAATGAAGAAGGCCAGCTTGTCAACCAGCAGTATGCAGACCGTCCGTCTATAGACAACAACCCAATTGTAATGGACTTGTTAGGAGGCATTCAGAACCTGCAAGCGCAAATTACAGAACTGAAACTTACTATAGCTGCTTTACAAAATAAAAATCACCTGAATTGGCAGGTTACCTGCTTCCGGGATTGAATTTCTTGCAAGGGAAAATTGACTGGTTGAGATGTGAATTGATGCCGCAACAACGCCGTATGCAGGAGCATGATTGCGGCCGACTGGCGAACGTTCGATAGTGCGAGTATTGAATGATTGCCAGTCATGGCGGATTGTACTTAAGCAATATGACGGTTCAAGGCGTTTAATCTGAAACCAGCCACATATCAGCCTCTTCAAACATTTCCTGAACCGTTCGGCTTATCTGCTCTTTCTCATGCTTGCTGGCGTCAGTGTTGATCGCCGGCAGTATCATCATCGGTTTGCAAGGCTTTGCGCTGCTTTTCTATGACACCTTCTCATCAAGCCAGTCTGCCCACCACTGCATCATCTCCCGGCGCATATCAAGATAAGCTGCGTGGTTGTATACTGAGCGGGTTCCTCCGCTTACGTGCGCCAGTTGCATTTCTATCGCGTCACTATTCCAGTGCTTCTCGTTTAGTACGGTGCTGAACTGGTGCCTGAATCCGTGGCCGCTCGTCTGTCCTTCATAGCCAATGCTACGAATCACACCAAGAACAGCATTCTCGCTAATTGGCTTCTTCCTGTCGTTTCTTCCTGGGAAGCAAAGTGAATACTGACCGGTTATATGCTGCAATACTTTAAATAGCTCAACGACCTGATCTGACATAGGAACGATATGAAGCTTTCTGCCTTTCATTACCGACGGGTCGATACTGATAATCCTGTTCTCATAATCTATTCCTGACCATACCAGCGATCTCATCTCGACGGTTCGCATGGCTGTATAGTGCAATACCTGCGCGGCAATCTTCATTACTATCCAACCACCGTACGCATTAATAGACCGCTGGAATTCATGTATACGATGCATAGGAAGGAAAGGGTAGTTGTTCTTGCGATATCCTTTCATGGCCCCAGAAAGGTCTGGGGATGGATTGTATTTTGCTCTTCCGGTTACGATCGCATAACTGAAAACCTCACCGCATCTTCGCCTCGCTTTATCAGCGCGTTCCATTGCGCCCCTGTCCTCGAACAGCCTGATGACCTTCAACAGAATCATTGGCTCGACTTCTTCCATGCGTAAATGGCCGATGATCGGAAGTATGTCATCCGTGAACATACTCATCATCTCGTCAGCATATCCTTTCGACCACACCTTTGATTTGTGAGCATGCCATTCGTGGAAAATGTCACCGAACGAATCAGCTACAGCCTCTTTCTCTTTCTTCTTTATAGCCTGCTTCTGATCGGCAGGGTCAACCCCGTTAAGCAGCTTCATTTTTGCTTCAGACTGTTTTGCCCTGGCTTCAGTGAGGGTGATCTCCGGATAAGGGCCGATTACCAGCGTCTTTTCTTTTCCGTCGAACCGGTACCGCATACGCCAGACCTTTTTACCAGACGGCGGCACGAACAAAAACAGGCCGCCGGAGTCAGCAAGACGGTACGACTTGTCGGTGGGTTTGGCGGCGTCGATCTGCTTAACGGTAAGCATGCGGGCATAATTCCGTGGTCATTTTCCAGTGTGCCCACAATATGCCCGCAAAATAATGTGGTAGTCAATTCCGGTTCGTTCTGGTCGGTTGTGTATGGATTGTTTGTATGATGGGGGTTTTGGTCGATTTCGTTCGTGAGGGTGGAGGCTGGTTCTGGTCGAAGTGGTGTCCCCTGCAGGAATCGAACCTGCAACTAGCCCTTAGGAGGGGCTCGTTATATCCATTTAACTAAGGGGACAACGCGGCGCCAGTATAGCGTTTTTTATTCGCCGGAGTAAGTGTAGCGCCGCCTGACTGGTTAAACCGTCGCCACTCAGCGCTGTTTTTCCGCTTTTTTTCGCTCCCGTTCCAGGCGCTCGCCGCGTAGCCTCGCTTCTTCCTTACGCTTATTGCTCATATCGTTGCGGATCTGCGCGTGGCTCATCAATGCGAAAATAAAGGTGCCGCCGCAGATATTTCCGGCAAGTGTGGGAAGGGCGAAGGGCCAGAGAAAGTCGCTCCAGGGCAGCGTGCCGTTGAAAACCAAATACAAAATTTCAACGGAACCGACGACAATATGGGTGGTATCGCCCAGCGCGATAAGCCAGGTCATCAAAATAATGACCACAATTTTTGCCCCGCCTGCAGCAGGAAACATCCATACCATTGTGGCGATGATCCAGCCAGAGATAATCGCGTTGGCAAACATCTCCGTTGGGCTATTTTTCAT